CTGCCGTATTACCGAATCGGCGGCGGTGAAGCACTACCGATGCGCATGATTCATCACGTGCGGTGGTTCAGCACCAATCACTACGTAGGGCTGTCACCGATTGAGGTTCATGCGGAATCAATAGGACTGGCCCAGGCCGTAAGGCAGTACACGGGTAAGAGCTTCGCCAACGGTGTGACGGTATCTGGGGTGATCGAAAGACCGCGTGAAGCACCGCCCATCAAGGATCAGGGCAGCATCGATAAGATAGTCGATCAATGGGGGCAGAAGTTCGGCGGCATGGACAACGCCAAGAAGGTGGCCCTGCTGCAAGAGGGCATGACCTTCAAACCCGTCTCCATGAACAACGTCGACGCCGAGGTGCTGGGGATCCTCAAAACCACCGGTACCGATATCGCCAGGATCTACAAGATCCCGTTGCCTATGGTCAACGACCTGGAGAAATCCAACTACAACACCCTTGAGCAACTGATGATTCAGTTCGTGGTGTTCGCGTTGTTGCCGTGGGTCAAGCGCCATGAACAGTCGATGATGCGCGACTTCCTGTTGCCTGCCGATCGGCGCAACTACTTCATCGAATTCAACCTATCCGGGTTGCTGCGGGGCGACCAGAAAAGCCGATACGAAGCCTATGCCATCGGACGGCAGTGGGGTTGGCTGAGTGCCAATGACATCCGGCGCTTGGAAAACATGCCGCCGGTACCTGGTGGTGACATCTACATGCAGCCGCTGAATATGGTTGACGCGGGTAAAAGCGGCGGCGACTTGACCAACCCTGCTGCGCGCGCGCAACTCGAAATGCAGCACGCTGAAATTGAGAGGATTCTGGCGCAATGAAAAATTACCTTCGAGCCTCCAGCCTGCTGTTCAATCAGCCGCTGTTGGTGATGCCTGACATGTTGGACCTCGGCGTGCGCTGGGCCAACCAGGTGATGAGCTTGAACATCGTCAACATCGGCGCCCAGGGCGCTCCCGGCTTGTGGTCGGATGATGGCATGGACCGCATCGCTCAGCGCGAAGAGGAACGCCGGACCGCGATCGCGCGCACCGGCATTGAGGTGATCCCGGTCAGCGGTGTGTTGGTCAGTCGCGGCAGTCATATCGGCATGTGCGAAACGATGACCAGCTATGAACAGCTGCGGGGGCAGATCCGCAACGCTGTGGCTGACCCCATGGTCGAGCGCATCGTGCTGGACATCGACAGCCCCGGCGGCTCTGCCGTAGGGGCCTTTGAACTGGCCGCAGATATTCGCGCAATGTCCCAGCAGAAGCCCATCACCGGCATCGTGAACTTCATGGCCTACAGCGGCGGCTACCTGCTCGGTTCGGCCTGTAGCGAACTGGTGGTGAGCCAGACCAGCGGTGTCGGCTCGATCGGGGTTATCGCCAGTCACATGGATCGCTCCAAGATGGAGGAGGGCATGGGCGTCAAAGTGACCACCGTGTTTGCTGGGGCCCATAAAAACGACCTCACGCCTCACGAGCCGCTGAGTGATCAGTCACTCACGTATCTCAACGATGTTGTGCAAGAGAGTTACCAGCTGTTCGTCAATGCCGTGTCGGATTACCGGGGGCTGTCTGTTCAACAGGTGATTGCCACGGAGGCCGGGTTGTATCGAGGCCAGGCTGGCATCAGCGCTGGCCTGGCCGATCGCCTGCAGAACCCGCAGCAGGCCGTTGATGACCTTTCCCATTCTGTCGCGGTAAGCCGGGCGAACCGCCAGGGCGGCCGAATTGCGGTACGCGCCGCTGCACTGAATCTTCAAACACTGATCTGACCGCGTTCGCGGCAGTCGTCGAAGCCCGCCTTGTGCGGGTTTTTTAATGCCCAGGAGGCACCATGTCCCTTGTACTTCAAATGCGTAGCGAACGCGCCCAGTTGGTGGCCCAGGTCCAGGCACTTGCTCAGATCGAGGCCGGCGGCGTTAGTCTCACCGCTGAGCAGCTCGCGCAGTTTGCGCAACTGGAAACTCAGATCAACGAAATGACCGCGAAGATTACTCGCGCTGTAACCGCCGAACGTATCGCGGCAGAAACTGCGGTGCCTGTTGACGAGAGCGCTCAGGGTAATAAGGGGTCTCCCAGTCGTGTGGAGGTACGAACTGAACCAACTAAGCCCGGTATTGCGATGGCGCAAATGGTGCGCCTGATGGTCCAAGCCGGCGGCAATCAGCAAGTCGCTGCTGAAATGGCAAAGACGGGCGGTTATGGCGCTGATGTACACATGGCGCTGTCCACTGTAACCCCTGGCTCCGGCGGTGTGCTGGTGCCGGAGAATTTCAGCACCAGTGTTATCGAGTCGCTGCGGCCCAAGTCCGTAGTGCGCAAGATGGGCGCAGTCAGCCTGCCGTTGAACAACGGTAACCTGACCATGCCCCGCGTGCTGGGCAACACGCAGGTGACCTACCTGGGCACCGAGGAAGATATTGCGATCACTGATATGCAGTTCGGTGACCTCAAACTCTCCGCCAAGAAGGCCGCTGCGATCGTGCCGATTTCCAATGACTTGTTGGCTTACTCCGGTGTAAATCCGCGTGTCGACGGTCAGGTCAGCGACGATCTGTCGGTCAGCATGGGCTTGTCGGAAGACCTTCACTTCATCCGCAGTGCTGGTGGCGGCTCGCTTCCGAAAGGCCTGCGCTACTGGGCCCTACCTGGAAACGTGATGGGTGCGCCTGCCGGTGCAACGCTGGCGATCGTTGACCTGTACCTGGGTGGCATGATGCTGCGCCTTGAATCCGCCAACGTGGACCTGGCCGGTTGCGGCTGGATCATGGCGCCGCGCACCATCCGCTGGCTGCAATCGTTGCGCGACGGCAACGGCAACAAAGCCTATCCGGAAATCGACGGCGGTATGTTGAAGGGTTATCCAGTGGCCTTGACCACTCAGGTACCGGTCAACCTAGGCACCAACGGTAATGAGTCCGAGATCTACTTCGTGAACTTCGCTGATTGCTACATCGGTGAAGACACCACGCTGGCGATTGCGATCAGTACCGAGGCGTCCTACAAGGACGCCGCCGGCAACACGGTCAGCGCCTTCCAGCGTGACCAGACACTGATCCGCGTGATCAGTAAACACGACTTCGGTCCGCGTCACGTCGAGTCGATTTCCGTGGGTACCGGCATCACCTGGGGCGCCGGTATGTAATTCCCCTGGCCCTACCAACAGGCAGGGCCAACTACTTGAGCAGGCAACACTATGACCGATATGAAAATCGTCACCTTCAAGAAGGCTTGGCGTGGCTACGCCGTGGGGGAAACCGCTGGGTTTGATTCTGCAGCAGCTGATGCATTGGTTGAGGCGGGGCGGGCAAAGCTGTATGTCGAAAAGACCACTGCTGAAAAGGTCGTTACCCCGCCTACTGGTAAGAAAACCGGCGGCAAGAAGAATGCCGCCCAAAAGCCCGCAGCTCAGCAGGCAACTGATCAGCCGGAAGAACAGCAGGAAGAAGAACCACCCGAGCAGGAACAGCCGGAAAATCCGCCGGAACAGCAGGAAGAAGAGGAAACCGAAGAAACCGATGAGAAGCCTTAGGTCATGGCCCGTCGAATTGGGTACATCGGTGATCCGGTCCTGACACTGGCCCAGGTAGCGTTCCAATGTCGGGTTGAGCCAGAGGACATGGCGCCGGAGTTGATCGAGCAAATCATCATCCCTGGCGTCACGGCTCAGTGCGAGTCGAAAACGGGTGCTGCGATCCGTGGTGCGGTTTACGAAGAAGAGTGGCCAGCGGATCGGCAGAGTGGCCATGCGCTGGATGTTGGCCAGGCGAGCGAGATTGTTTCGGTGTTCGCCCAGCAGGCCAGTGGCAGTTGGGTCGAGCAAGTCGGTCTTTTCGACCTGCGGCGGGATCAGCGGGAAAGCTTTCTGCACTTCCCCGCAGGTCGGCCTTCCGGACGACTCCGTATCAGGTACAAGGCAGCGCTTGATATTGACCTGCATCCGGGCGTGCGCAACTGGTTGTTGATGGCGGCGGCGACGATCTACCGACACCCCGAGTTATTTCTTGTCGCGCAGACGCTGGCCGAACTGCCCTCGACATTCCTTGATCACCTGGTTGCGGATATCACCGTTCCTCCGAGGTTCTGAATATGGCCATGCGCGAACCGAGTGCCGGCGAGTTAGACCGGCGCATCCTGGTGCGATTGCGGTCTGACATACCCGCCGGGGGGTTGGGGCTAGATTCGGTGTTTACCGATCAGAAAATGCGGTGGGCAAAGATCGAGCCGGTTGGAACCGCAGTTTATGCAAACGGCGTCCAGACTGATGCGAAGATCACACATCGGGTGACTTTTTACTTCCTGAAGGGCATGAGCGAGTCGCACGAAGTTGTGCATGGCGCAACGATTTATCGAGTGCGTCGGGTCGCGGACATGAATGGCAATCGTCGGTTTACCTTGCTTGAGGTCGAGGAATTAGGGCCGGAGCAAGCCGGGGGAGGGATCTATGGCTAACTCAGCATCCATTGACGGCTACTTGCATATTGAGGGTTATAACAACCTACCGCGCGATATTTTCGATAAGCGGAAGATTCGTGCTGGGATGCGTAAGGCCGGGCGTTTAGTGATGCAAAGGGCACAGATGAATCTTGCTCTCGCTCGCGGAGAGGAGGGGTACCCCGTCAACCGTACCGGGGCGACCTTGGAGTCGATCACCTTCAAGGTCTCCCGCGCGGGTTTCATGGTGAAGGTTGCACCTCATAAGACAAGCAGGATGGAAGAGTTCTATCCGGCCTACCTGCACTATGGGGTAAAGAAAGGCCCACGGCTTGGCAAATTGGCGCCTGGTAAAGGCAAGGGGAAATCCAACCGACGCGCCGCCGGCGCACGTGCAGCTGCTCTTGCTGCGCGGGCTGCTGGTGAATGGCGGATTAAGCCCCGCGACAACTACATGGCCGACGCACTGCAGGACTCCAAGTCCGAAGTGCAAGCCATTCTTTCTGCGGCTTTCGCTGCGGCACTGAGCTGACTCAAGCCAGTATTTGTTGGCACTTCTAAACCTGGAACACACGATGAAAATCAGTCTGATCGTCGCGCAGTTGCGTGCGTACTGTCCTGCCTTTTCCAACAGGGTATCGGCGGGTATCGATTGGGACGCAGTGGCCAGTAGCGCCAAGCTGAGTCACCCCTCGGCCTACGTGATAGCGGCAGGTGACGAAGCGTCCGCCAACGATGTGGACAACGCCATCCGCCAGGATATTACCGACCTGTTTGACGTGATCCTGGTGCTCGATAGCACCGACGAGCGCGGCCAAGAGGCCGCCGATCTGCTGCACGATTTGCGCGCGAGCCTATGGAAAGCGGTGGTGGGCTGGAAGCCCAGCGTCGAGTACGACCCCATCACGTACGGCGGCGGAAGTTTGATCTTCATCAATCGCGCCCGTGTTGTGTACCGCTTCAGCTTTGAGGCCGCGTTTCAACTGGGACGCAATCGGGCGTCCGAGCCTGCTGAAACCTGGGAGGAATGGAAACTAGACGGCCTACCGGCGTTTGAGGGCATGGACGTGAATGTCGATTTTATCGATCCCTCGGACCCCAACCTACAAACACCTGGCCCAGATGGCCGGATCGACGCTCAGTTTTCCGTAGACCTTCCCCAACCGTAAGAGGATTTCTCATGTCCCGCATCACTGTGTACCCGGCTGAGGGCCGGAAGACCCCGGACCCGGAGGCCGGTGATTATTTGCCGCCCGAAGGCCGTGCAGTTCCTCGCAACACCTATTGGTTGCGGCGCTTGAGTGACCAGGACGTCACTGAACAGGCACCGACGAAAACCAAGGCCACCACCAAACTTGCCGCCGATGTCGCCGCGGCTGAACCTGGGAGCGCGGAGTAATGAGTGAAGTCAGCTTTAACAATATTCCCAGTGACATTCGGGTGCCGCTTTTCTACGCCGAAGTGGATAACAGCCAGGCGAATAACGCGACGTCCAGCATGGCGCGACTCATCGTCGCCCAGGTCAACGACGACTCAGTTGCCGAGGAGATCGGACACTTGACCTTGGTCTCCAGCCTTGGGCTGGCCAAGAGCATCGGTGGCGTTGGTTCGATGCTGGCACAGATGTACGAAACCTGGCGCTCCAGCGATCCCGCTGGCGAGGTTTGGTGCTTGCCGGTTAAAGGCGTGGGCACCAAGGCCGCTGGCACGGTCACCATCACGGGGGCTGTTACCGCCGGCGGGGTGATCAACCTGTACATCGGCGGAACCCGTGTACGCGCCACGGTGGCGACCGGTGCCAGTCCCACGGTGGCGGCCGCTGCTTTGGTGGCGGCCATCAATGCTGCTGGCCTGGCGGTCACTGCTGCAGCGGTCGCTGGTGTGGTTACCCTGACCTGTAAGTGGTCGGGTGACAGTGGCAACGACATTGCGCTGCAGCTCAATCGGCTTGGCCGCAACAATGGCGAGACTACCCCCGCAGGCTTGACGGTGGTGCTTGCGGCCATGGCTGGCGGCGTTGGGTCGCCTGATGTGGCCGTTGCTCAAGCGAGTCTTGGTGATGAGCCCTTCGAGTTCATCTGTGCGCCCTGGTCGGATACAACCTCGCTTGATGCCTGGAAGGATTTCATGGGCGATTCCAGTGGCCGCTGGAGCTGGGCCAAGCAAATCTATGGCCATGTGTATGCCGCGAAACGCGGCACGCTGGGTTCCCTGGTGGCATTCGGATCGGCGCGTAACGATCAGCACGTCACAGTTCACGGGTTCGAGGCTTCTGTGCCTGATCCATTTTGGAAACTGGCAGCGGGCTATGCGGCGCGCCAGGCCGTGTTTATTTCCGCTGATCCGGCCCGACCCACGCAAACCGGGGAGCTGACTGGCGTAAACCCAGCACCGGCCGGCGCCCGCTTTTTGCTACTTGAGCGGCAATCGCTGCTGACTCACGGTGTTGCCACGGCTTATTACGGTGGCGGTGCGGTGCGTATCGAACGGGCAATCACCACTTACCAGCGTAATGCGTTTGATCAGAACGATGATTCTTACCTGGACAGCGAGACGCTGCACACCTCGGCCTACGTCATCAACTTCCTGAAAACGCGGGTGACCAGCAAGTATGGCCGTCACAAGCTGGCCGACGACGGGACCCGCTTTGGCGCTGGCCAGGCGATCGTTACCCCGAGCGTCATCCGCGCCGAGATGATCGCGGGTTACTACGCGCTTGAGCAGTTGGGCATCGTTGAAAACGCGGATGCTTTTGCCGAAAACCTGATTGTCACGCGATCCTCGACCAACCCCAACCGGGTCAACGTCCTGTATCCGCCGGACCTGATCAATCAACTGCGTATCTTCGCGCTGCAGTATCAGTTCCGCCTGCAGTACGCCGCTGCCGCTGCGTGACGGATCGTTTAACCCTGGCCCGCCATGTGCGGGCTTTTTTGTAGGAGTAAGGCCATGGGCCAGAAAGTCGCCGGCACCGTCTACATCAAGGCGGACGGTATTCAGTTCACAACGACGGGTGGTGTGGAATGTCCGCTGAGTGACGTCAAGCGCGAATCCGTAGCGCCGGGTTATTTCAAGGAAGAGGATCTGGTGCCTTATGCGAAAGCCACCATTGTTCATTCCCCTGACTTGCCCATTAAGCAAATCACGACCGCCACGGACCAGACCATTACGGTGGAGTTCAAGAACGGTGGCATCTACGTGTTGTCAGGCGCCTACGTCATCGGGGAACCGGTATCGAAGGGCGATGACGGCACCATCGACATTCAATGGGACGGCACCAAGGGAGTGTGGCGATGAGCGAAGTCGTGAAGCTGTCAGCGCCCATTGAGGCACACGGCGAGCAGTTGAGCGAGCTGACCATTCGCCGGCCGACGCCGCAGGAAGCCAGGGCCATCAAGGCATTGCCCTACAAGATTGACAAGGACGAAGCCGTCTCTATCGATCTGGATATCGCCGCCAAGTACATCGTCGTGTGCGCGGGTATTCCATCGTCGTCGGTCAACCAGTTGGACCTGGCTGACCTCAACAGCCTCAGTTGGCAGATTGCGGGTTTTTTCATGACGCCGGCATCTGCGACCTTGAAGGCCTGATCGCCATCGCCTACGACCTGGCCTATTTCTGGAAAACGGACCCAGAGCTGGTAATGGCCAGGCCGCTCGATGTTGTTCTTGAGTCTATTGCGCACGCCCAGCGCATCAACCGTGTGCTGGAGGGGGAGTGATGGCCGATAAGTTTCAGCTCAAGGCGCTGATCACCGGCGTGGATAAGCTTTCGCCTATGCTGGCCGGCGCCCGTAAAAACGTCGCCGCGTTCCGCAAGGGGCTGGATAAAACCGGCCTTGGCAAGATTGGGTTCAGCGACATCGTGACCGGCGGCGTGCTGGCTGCGCCCTTTGTGGCGGGTGCCAGAGCGGCCATTGATTTTGAATCGCAGATGGCCGACGTGAGGAAGGTGGTTAACTTTGACACGCCGCAGCAGTTCAAGCAGATGGGGGATGACATTGGTCGAATGTCCGACCGCTTGCCGATGGCCGCCGGCGACATTGCCAAGATTGTCGCGGCGGGTGGGCAGGCAGGCTTTGCCCGTGAAGAGCTGCTGGGGTTCGCTGAGGCTGCGGTAAAGATGGGGGTGGCATTCGACCAAACCGCTGAGCAAAGCGGCGAGATGATGTCCACTTGGCGAACCGCATTCAGGATGACCCAGGAAGGCGCGATCAGCCTGGCTGATCAAATCAACTACCTGGGCAATACAGGACCGGCCAGCGCGCAGAAAGTGTCGTCGATCGTCACGGAGGTGGGTGCGTTAGGGGAGGTCGCAGGTCTGTCAGTCGCTCAGATTGCAGCGCTCGGTGCGACGATGGCCGGCGTCGGCGTGAAACAGGATGTGGCGGCGACAGGCATCAAAAATTTCATGCTGTCATTGACCAAAGGCACTGCAGCGACCAAGAGCCAGGCGCAGGCTTTTAAGTCTTTGCGCCTGGACTCGAAAAGCGTCGCTGAGGGCATGCAGAAGGATGCTCAAAAAACGCTGCTGGATGTGCTCAAACGCATCTCCATGGTCGATGCCGCCAAGCGTCCAGCTCTGTTAACCGAGCTTTTCGGTAGCGAGTCGGTAGCGGCCATCACGCCGTTGCTGACGAACGTCGAGCTGTTGCGCACCAACCTGCAGAAGGTGGGGGATGCCACCAAGTACGCCGGTTCAATGGAAAAGGAATACCAATCACGCGCGGAGACAACGGCAAACAACCTGCAGTTGCTACGCAACACCGTCGATGGTGTGGCGCGAGCTTTCGGTAACGCATTGCTTCCTGGGATCAACTCGGTAGTGGATGCCATGCGGCCGATGATTGCCCAAGCCGCAGAACTGGTGCAGGCCAATCCCCAAATAGTCAAAGGCCTGGCGGTGGCGGGGATCGCGTTCACGGCGCTGCGTGCTGGTGTTTTTGCTGCCACCGTGGCCGTGCGGGTATTGGGCGTTGCCTTCGCAGCCACCCCGATCGGCATCATTGCGGTAGCAATCGCGGCGGCGGCGGGCTTGATCGTCGCCAACTGGGAGACCGTTGGGCCTTTTTTCACTGCACTGTGGGATCTGATCAAGGCCTACACCACGCCCTTCATTGACTTCATGAAATCGGTTTTTGGTTGGACGCCCATGGCGCTGATCATTAAAAACTGGACGCCGATCACGGAGTTTTTCAAGAAGCTGTGGGAGGACATCCAGCCCTACATTCAGCCGATTTTGAAGCTGTTTGGCATGGAAGACGGTGGTGTCGGTTTGACGGCGAAGGTCCAGCAGCAGGCTGAGGCGCAACGCATTCGAAATGCCGGGGTGGGTGGCGGTACAGGTGCGTTCGTGATGGCAAATGCACCGCAGACAATGCGCAGTCAGCAGGCCCAGCGTAATGCGAGCCAAACGGGACTGGATCCTAATCAGTTGTTGCGCGTGCCCGGCTTACCGGCCCCAGGCTCGCTGCTCCAGCAGACGGCAGCGGCGAACAAAACGCAGCTCAACGGTGAGTTGGTGATGCGTTTTCAGAACGCTCCGCCGGGGTTGCGGGTTGACCCGGCTAAAACCAGTCAACCAGGGCTTTCCATTACACCGAAGGTTGGTTATCGGTCCTTGTCGGGAGAGGCACCATGAGTGAATGGCGTGACCGAAAACAGGCCGCATCCTTTCGTGGGATCCCGTTTTGGGTTGATACCGATAATGTGCCAGTGGGCCGGCGCACGCAGGTCCACGAATATCCTCAGCGTGATCAGCCCTACACGGAGGACATGGGGCGTCAGACACGCAAATACCGGTTTGCCGCCTTCGTTGTGGGGGACGATTGTCTGTCGCAGCGTGATCGCCTGCTGACCGCGTTGGATAAGCCTGGTCCAGGTGAGTTGGTTCATCCGTGGTTTGGCCGGCTGACGGTCACAGCGGGGGAGTGCGAGGTCTCTCATGCACGCGATGAGGGTGGGAAGGTTGGCTTCGCGCTGGAGTTCATCGACGGCACGTTGGAGTTCCCAGTCCAGGCTCCCAATACCAAACAGCAACTGGTCAAACAGCAGGATTCGTTGCTGGTGTCCATACAGAGTCGGTTCAGTACTGCGATGGCGGCCGTCAACTTGGCAGGGCAGCGAGCGCGGGCGTTGCGTACCGCGCTGTCGAGCGTCTACGCGTTCGGTATCAACTTCCTGAAACCCATGACGTCGTTGGCGTCGGATCTAGACGCTTTCGTGAATGACCTGGTGAACGCACCGGATGCGTTTGCGGCGAGCTTGTTGAGTGACCTGACTCGTTTGGAAAGGACGTTTGACGGTTATGGCGCGGGCAGTCAGCTCAAAAGCAGCCAGGCCATGGCGGAGGCTATACCGGCGCTTGGGATTGCGGCGCCTGTGACGTCGACCGCCGATGAAGCTGCGATTCAGGCGGCGGTAATAGGGTTGATCCAGGACGCTGCCATTCTGGACCTGGTGCTGGACATGGCAGAGGTACCCATTGCTGATGTGTCCAGTTCTGGCCAGGCCGCGAGCCTGGCTGCGCAACTGGGAGAGCAGGGGCTGACGACGGCAGCGGGTGAGGCCGAGTTGACCAGTGTCCCTGTCGCTGACGACATTCTTGAATTGCGCGATGCAATCAGCGAGGCCGTATGGGCGGTCGCCGCCGATAGCGCACCGGATCACTTCAGCGTCCTCAGTGACGCGCGGCTACGCCTTGATCGCCATTTGACCGAGGTAGCCCGCAGCGGTGTGTGGTTGCGCGCCTATACCCCACGGCAAACGGTTCCGTCTCTTGTCCTCGCATACAGCCTTTACGGCGATGCGTTGCGCGGCGCTGAGATTGTTTCGCGCAACCGCATCCGTCATCCCGGTTTCGTGCCGGCCACTGAGCTACAAGTCGCCAAGAGCTGATTATGGATCAATCCAATATCGTCACCCTAAGCGCTGGCGGGTACGACTACGCCGGGTGGAAATCGGTGCGGATCAGTGCCGGCCTGGAGCGCCAGGCCCGCGACTTTGAGTTGGGCATCACCTGGAGCTGGCCAGGCGGTGGTGATGTGCCGGTACGCATCAAGCCGGGTGAAGCGGTCGAAGTCCGGATTGGCAGAGAGTTGATCTTGACGGGGTATGTGTCATCAGCCCCCGTTCAATACGATGGCCGGGCCGTCACTCTGTCGATTTCGGGAAAGTCACGGACAGGCGATTTGGTTGACTGCGCCGCGATCAATACCCCTGGTCAATGGCGTGCCCAGAGCGTGCAGAGCATCGTTGCAGCGTTGGCGGGCGAGTACGGGATCACTGTTGTTGATGACTCCGGCCTGGCGCAGGCGATCGATGACCATACGATCGAGCCCGGTGAAACGGCATTCGAGAGCATCGACCGATTGTTGACGCTGTCTCGCCTGTTCAGCACCGACGATGGTCGTGGGCGTTTGATCATCGCCTCACCCGGTAGCGTCGGTCGTGCTGCTGATCGACTGGTGCTGGGTGAGAACATCCTGACCGGCGATGCACAGATGGATTTTTCCAATGTGTTCTCCCAATACGTCAGTAAGGGGCAGCGTAGCGGCACAGACACCAGCTTCGGTGTCGCGACAACAGAGGTCGAAGCCTCGGTTTCGGATGATCGAATCGGTCGCAAGCGCGTCAAGGTCATCCAGCAGTCAGGGCAACTGACTCCAGCGATCGCACGTGCGCGTGTCGTGTGGGAGCGCGCTAACGCCATCAGCAAGGCCCTGGCGGCCACCTACAAGTACCAGGGCTGGCGGCAGAGCAACGGCGAACTGTGGCGGCACAACATGATTGTGCGTGTGGTGGATCCCATCATCGGTTTTGACCGGGACATGCTGATCACCGAAATCAGTTACGAGCTCGGCGAGCAAGGCACTTTTGCCACGCTCAGCGTCGCTCCACCGGATGGTTTTCTGCCCGAACCGAACGATGCCTATGAGAAGCGCAAGCTTCGCAAGGGCAAGAAAACTGACAACTTTGAATACCTCATACCTGCGGACTACAAACCCTCATGAGCGCACTGACGAACTTTCTCGCGCGTGGCGTGGTTGCCTTGGCCAACTCAGCCAGCAAGTTGCAGAGCCTGCAGCTTCGTTTGCTGGCGGGTGAAGTAAAGGACCAGGTTGAACACCTGGAGCCCTATGGGTTTACGGCCTGTCCGCATGACGGTGCTGAGGCCCTGGCTGGCTTTATTGGTGGCGATCGCAGTCACGGGGTGGTGATTGTTGTGTCGGACAGGCGATACCGCGTGGTCGGAATGAAACCCGGCGAGGTGGCCATCTATACCGATGAGGGCGACAAGGTGCACTTTAAGCGTGGCCGAATCATCGATATCGAAACTGAAACTCTCAACATCAAAGCCACGACAGGTGTGAACTTCAATACGCCGAAAATCACTCAGACGGGAAGTATTGTCAGTGACGGCGACCAGCTCGCCGGCGGGATCAGCCAGATCAATCACCCACATGAGGGTGTGCAGAGTGGGAACGGCCAAAGCGGGCCGCCCGTTGGAGGCACTTGATGATTGATCGTGAGCAGCTTCTACGCCGCGCCGTCACCATCAGTTTGTTTTCCTGGCGCCGTGCCAATGATGACGATGACTTGGACGACAGTGACCGCCAGGGTTGGTGGGGAGACAGCGTGCCCACCGTGGCGGGTGACCAGATAGGTTCGCGCCTCTGGTTGTTGCGCCGGCGATCGCTGGTGCCGGACACCTTCAAGGATGCCAAGGATTACGCCGATGAGGCGCTGGCCTGGATGGTCGCGGATGGCATCGTCACGGAGGTCGCCGTCACCGTAGAACGCTACGGCATCAACGGGATGCGCATGCGGGTGCTGATGACCGAGGCAAACGGCGAAACGCTAGAACTGGCCTTTGAGGATACCTGGAGTTTAATCAATGCCTTATGACATCCCAACGCTCCCTGCGCTGATTACGCGCACGGAGGCAGACTTTGAGCGAAACGCCCCCGATGCGTTGCGCCGATCTGACGCCAAGGCCGCTGCCCGTGCACACAGCGGCACCGCCTTCGAGCTGTACGGTTATCAGCAATGGATCGCCAAACAGTCGCATCCGGCTACCTGTGATGAAGAAAACCTTCTACGTTGGGCCGACTGGCGGCTTGAGAAGGGAAGAACAGATGCAGTTGCGGCCACGGGTCTGATCGCCTTGACAGGGGCGTCTGGCGCCCTGGTCGACGCTGGTGTCGTCTACCAATCCGAGGATGGGCGCCTCTATACCGTTACCCAGACCACCACCCTGGTAGCCGGTGCTGCCGTTGTGCCCGTTACGGCGAATGATGTCGGGACGATTGGCAACCTTGTCGCCGGCACCTTGACGGCGGTTTCTCCGGTGATCGGCGTCAATTCCACTGCCACCATCGGTGTCGATGGCATCGTCGGTGGAACCGAACAGGAGACGGTAGAGGCCTTACGGGCCAGGGTACGGCAGGCGTTCAAGAATCCGAGCAAGGTAGGAAACGGTGCGGACTTTGTTGAATGGGCCTTGGAGGTGCCTGGGGTCACTCGTGCCTGGCCGCTGCCGCGCTGGATGGGGCCGGGTACATTTGGTCTGACCTTTGTACGTGACGCGGATGTGAGCATTTTCCCCACGCCTGCCCAGGTGGCAGAGGTTCAGGCTCATTTAGATGCCAGGCGTCCGGTTACCGCTGAAGTCTACGCCTTTGCACCGATTGATCGGGTGCTCAACTTCTCGATCAAGTTGACGCCTGATAGCACGGCGCTGCGTACGTCGGTAACGCAATCATTGGCAGCGCTCATCAATGATGAAGCGGGGTCTGACTCGACCCTGTTGATTTCCCATATTCGTGGCGCGATCGGCAACACCGCTGGCGAGACAGATCATGTGCTGTCGTCTCCCACAGCCGATGTGGTCATCGCCAATAACGAAGTGGGCTCACTTGGGGTGATCACATGGCTTTGAGTGAAGACGACTACAAGCAGCAATTGCAACAACTGCTGCCGCCCGGCCCAGCTTTTGACGTTGAACTACAGACCGACATTGCGGCACTGGTGGCTGCCTTTGCTCCCGAGTTCGTGCGTATTGATGCTGCCTTGGATGAGCTGCAAGCAGAGCTAAATCCGGCCAGTGTCACCCAGCTTTTAACTGACTGGGAAGAGTACCTGGGCATTCCTGATGTGTGTGTTGTGCCTGGATCGCAAACAGTGGCAGAGCGCCGTCAGGCTGTGCTGAACAAGATGAGCGCGACCGGAGCACCCCAGCGTGCGTACTACCTGCGGATGGCCACGCAGACCGGCATCGGCATCGCCATTGATGAGTTCCGCCCCGCCCGTGTTGGCTCGACCAATGTAGGTGATTTTCTATATGGCGATGCATGGCCCTGGAGCTGGCTGGCTTCGGCACCGATCGATGCATACGGTACTGCAGAAGCCGCCACGCTGGATTGTCGTCTGCAGCTTGAGGCGCCGGAGTATACAGACGTGGTGCTGGGCTTCGGGCAGGAAGTCATCCACAGCATTGTCAGCCAGGTCGACACCTTATTTAACGTTATCCATTACGTGACGCCTGCAGCGATCGCCGGCATTGAGGACTTTTAGCATGCAGCGAATTTCCAGTTGGACCGATCTGGTCACTGCGCTTGGCCGGTTTCGCTACGGTACCATCGTGGGCGGCGTGAGCCCCACGCCGATTAAAGCTGAATGGTTGAACGCCGTTCAGGAGGAATTGTGCAACTTGATCCTCGGGTATCTACCTGCCCTGGATGTTGAGGACAATGCTCAGGTGTTAAAGGCAATTCGGGCAGCGGTGGCTAACTATGCGGTGAAGGCGACGTCGTTAAACGGTTACGGCATTCTTGATGCCTACACGAAAAATCAGACTGACTTTCTACTTTCAAGTAAAGCGAACAATGCGATCACTCTGGCCGGTTATGGCATCGGCGATGCCTACACAAAGACGGCCACGGATTCCCTCCTCAACTCATTGCATCAGACTATCCAAGCTGCGCTGGACGCACTTGACCTCGCGAAGCAAAACAAGAACACGGCGTTATTGGGCGTTAACGGGTGGAAGTTGGACAGCGCTACGGGGCTGTTAGAGCAGTGGGGGCAGGGTAGCGTAGGCGCCGACGGCGTGAGTGCCCCGATAAACTTTCCAACGCCATTTGCGGAGGTCTACAACTGCTTCGGCAACAAAATATCGCCTAATGCCACAGACGGTGATGGCAACTCGGCGGGTGCTTATGCGGTAAGCAATACGCAATACAGGCTGTTCAACGATACGGTGAACTATGGGGTGACGGTTCACTGGCGCGCTATTGGCAAAGCGCCAGGGTATTAACCAGGCCCTCTACGCGGCACTACTTAAGTTAAATGAACAACCGACCCGCGATGCGGGTTTTTTATTATCTGGAGCAAACTGAATGACCGATATAGCAGCGCTGGAGAGCTACGCGGGGGCGTTGTCGGAAGCGGCACAGCGCTCGCTCGGGGCTTCGGAAAAACTGCATCAATATATTCATGGCGATGCCGAGACCGATGTTGTTACTGAGTCGGGATTGGTGCCGACAATTGCAAAGCAAGCCGTCTTGTCTCTGGAGCAATCGGCGGGCCTAGAGCTGGAACTGGCCAGTGCAGACGATGCCACCAAAGGCGCGAATTTAATCGGCGATAAGGGGACTACTGTCAGCGGGGCCCTAGCGCTGAACCTGCGAAAACCGAGGAAAGTGTTCAGCAAGCTTTTTGCGGCAGCATCGTCTATTAGTCATCTGCGGGTGATCATTCTTGGTGACAGTTTGGCCGGGGCAAAAATGCTTCAGCTCAACGCCTCGCTGGATCGCAGGATGGGCGGGGTCAACATGAGTGGAGTCAACAGCGCTGGCACAGGTTCTGGGGACGGGCCGCCCACCGGCGGCTATGACCTCTCGCTTAGCACCGCCTCGCTCGTGACGGCGGAAACTTTTCAGTATCAGTATTGGCCTACTGGGCTCGTCAGTCGTCTTAATGATGGCGCGTCAGCACTTTGGGTGCGTTCGGGATCTTCTCCAACCTTTACTGATGTGAAGGTGTATTACATCAAAGAGCCCTCCGCCGGCACGCTGAACCTTTCCGTTGGCGGTACCGTTGTGGCAACCGTCTCCGCCGCCGCGGATGTTACTGGTCTTGGCGTTTTGTCCTACACACAAGCAGCCGCTACTGCTCCTGTGCTGACCACTGTATCTGGCGGCCCGGTACGTGTTGTCCTTGTGCATACCCGCAACACCACCGTGTCCGGCCTCGACCTGCATCAGACCATGAACCGTGGCGGCCTGTTGCTGGCCGATGCAACGGCCTCCGCGCAAGGGCGTGCGATTTGGCAGGCGGCTCTGACTGACATTAACGCGGACCTCATCACCTTTGAGATGGATGATGACTTCGGGGATGGGGCGGCTGCTGATGCATCGTTCAACTACCTGATAGGTATTCTTGATGCGTCTAGTCCATACGCCGACAAGCTGTTCATTGGGTCGACACCGAGAACCCTAAACGACTCGCTCAAGATGAGGTCCGGGCATTACCTAAAGGGCTTCTGCGGCAACAAAGGGGCGTCGTATCTGTACTTCGACAGCTACCACCTCCTGGGCACACATGCCGAGATGAACACCATCTTCGGGACGGACGATGGTGTCCACCCTGTGGCCGCAGTTCAGGCCTATGCCGCTGAGATGCTCTGGGAGTTTTTGGGGCTCAACGGATTCAACTTAGGGTTCGTTTCTCGTGCGGTCAATGACCGTGGCACGCCATCCAGGCTTGCGCGCGGTACGACCATTGGTGACCGCCCAGGCAGGGAGATTTCGATCACTGGGGACGCCTCCTCGGGGTCGGATTTTACGCTGACCATGACTCGCTCTTTTGCATTCGCCAGCTCCACAGGGGTTGTTCTTCGTAGGACATCGTCGCAACCCGGCGTGGTCTCCAACGTCGAGCCCATGGCCACCGACTTCGACACCCCCGCAAACGCCCGCAAACGCAACGTGGTGACGTCGACAGGGATCGAGGTCACCCAGCTCGTAAAAACCGACAACCCAGGCGGCATGCAGCATCTGCGCGCGGGCCTGTATTTCAATAGCTTCACGCGCGCGCAGCTATTAGCCCTCAGCGCGGCGAGCAATACCGGAGCACTGGCTTTTTGCTCGGACTGCACAGGTGGCGCTCAATGGGTCTATGCGAGAGGCGTCAACGCCCAGGATTGGGTGACAGTGGCCGGCAATACCGCGATCTAAACTTCAGGAGGCGACCAGCATGGCACTTACATTGGATTTGACTTACAAAAACGTCGAGGTCAAGGGCGCCTACGTAACTGTGGCGGTGGTTACTTTGGGCGCAGATAAAGCGGAAATGAACTTCAGCGTTCAGACATGCGCCGAGCCTAACGGCGACCCCTTGACGTATGTGTACCACACGACAAGCTACGACATGGACGGTGAGAACCCATTCAAGCAGGCATACGAGTACCTGAAAACTCTGCCTGAGTTTGAAGGCGCCACCGATTGCTGACACGAGTAACTGATCAATAGCCCGCCTTGAGCGGGTGTTTTTTTGCCTGGAGAAAAGCAATGGCACGAATTTCCGAGTCTCGCGCGGGCGGCCGTAATGCACTGGCCTTCCTCGATATGCTTGCATGGAGCGAGGGCACCAGCACCTCACCGGCCACGGCTATGGACGGTTACGACGTGATCGTGACAGGCATAGACCGCAAGCCCGAGGTGTTCAAGGACTTCACGGATCACCCTTTCGCCAAGGGGCGCGCGTCGAAGGTCATCAACAGCAAAGGGCTCACGTCCAATGCCTCGGGCCGGTACCAGCAGATGCTGAAGGACTGGCCGCATTACAAGGCCCTGCTCAAGCTGCCGGACTTCAGTCCGATCAGCCAGGACCTGTTGGCGCTGCAGCACATTCGCGAGTGCAGGGCATTGCCTGACGTGCTTGCCGGACGGATCGAGACGGCTATCGCGAAGTGTCGGAACATCTGGGCCAGCCTACCGGGGGCAGGGTATGGCCAGCGGGAACATCGGCTGGAGGATCTGCTGAAGCAGTACTGGCTGGCGGGCGGGGTGATGTCGTGACGCCTTGGCAGATCCTGGCAGCGATCCTGCTGGCGATGATGATCAGCGCCGCCGGCACCTGGCAGGTACAGGACTGGCGCATGGGCAAGACGTTAGCGGAGCAGGGCGCCCAGTTCCAGGCGGATCTGGCAGCGATTGGCAATGCCGCCGCAGCTCAGGCCCGCACTGAGCAGGACAAACGCCTGGTCACAGAGCAGAAGCTCGCCACCCAGGACCAACAACACACCAAGGAGTTATCCGATGCCCAGCGCAACCAGGCTCTACTGCGCGATCGCCTTGCCACTGCTGATGTGCGCCTGTCAGTCCTCCTTGCCGAGGATCCAGCCAGTGGTTGCGACGTGCCTGCCACCACCAGCGCCGTCGGCGTGGTTCATGCAGCCCGTCGAGCCCAACTTGACCCGGCGCATGCTCAACGAATTATCGCCATCACCGATGCCGGCGACCAAGGATTGATCGCGCTGCGGGCGTGCCAGGCGTATGTCAGGGCAATATCCCCCTAGGCAGGCCAAGCCCAAGCCCGAAGCATAGTAAAATCCATTCCGCAATTAAAATTGATCCCCCCGATTTTAGCGGGCTTCGGCGCCGTAAAAATACCAGATGTGCGGAATTGATATTAGTTTAACTATCTGATAAATATGAATATTTGTATGGATTGCAAATCCGCCTACGCCGGTTCGATTCCGACCTCGGCCTCCACTCTTTAAAGCCCCGCAGCCATTGAGCTTGCGGGGCTTTTTTTATGCCTGCGGATTTTGTTCGGCGCGGCGATTGGGACAATTCTGGGACAGCGACACTGTTTGCATGTCCCAGGACTGATCGGCAAAATCCGCTGCATGGCGACTATCGAACAACGTCCCAATGGGACATGGCGGACCAAGATCCGCAAAAAAGGATACCCGGCACTTTCGGCTTCGTTCGACACGAAGGCGGAGGCTCAGCGGTGGGCTTCTGAAATCGAGGGGGATATGTCGCGCAAGCGCTTCGTCGATACCCGCGAGGCCGAAGCCACAACGGTTGCGAAGGCCTTTGAGCGCTATGCGCGAGAAGTGTCTACGCAGAAGAAGGGGGCTCGCCAGGAGCTGACCCGGATAAAGACGTGGTCCGAAGGGAAGTATGGCGGCAAGTCGCTGGCCGAACTGCGGTCGTCTGACCTGGCCGAGTACCGTGATGCGCGCCTGGCTGCCGGGGCATCAACCAACACCATTCGATTATCGCTGGCGCTGATCAGCCATTTGTACACCGTGGCTATCAAGGACTGGGGGATTGAGGGGCTAAGCAACCCGGTAGCAAAGCTTCGGATGCCCAAGGGGAGCCGGGAGCGTGACCGCCGGCCGAGTGCTGCTGAGTTGAAAGCAGTGATCAAGGCTGCAGGTGCAATCCATGCGGAAATGCCGGTGATCATCGAGATTGCCGTGGAGACCGCAATGCGCCGTAGCGAACTGCTGACACTCCGGCGCGCCGACATCAAGGGCAAGCACGCGCTGCTTGAGGACACCAAGAACGGCAGCCGCCGGCTTGTGCCGCTATCGATTCGTGCGCGCGCGCTGCTTGAGTCGTTACCCGCACGCATTGATGGCCAGGTATTCTCCCTGGCCCCGCACTCCGTCAGCCAGTATTTCCTGCGCGCCTGCCGGGCGGCCGGAGTAAAGGATCTCCACTTCCACGATATGCGACATGAAGGCACGTCGCGCTTCTTTGAAAGGGGGTTGTCGCTCATGGAAGTGGCCTCCATCACAGGCCACCGCACCCTCAGTGTTTTACGCAGGTACACGCACCTTTGCCCTGACGCCCTGGCCGACAAGCTCGGTTAGCCGACACGGGAGAGCGTCGGCGGCGTCTGGCGCTTCCGGCCAGGGCGCTTCGGCGCATGCATCCCTTCCTCGCACTCCTTCAGGAATCGCAGGACCGTGCTTACCCTCCAGCAGATCCGGCTTCCCTGCTTGAAGAAAGGCGGCAGCCAGTACGCTCCCGCCTGGTGCGCGCTACGAATCGATGACTCGGACCGGCCCAGCAACTTCGCTAGTTCAGGGACGTGAATAATTTCCTGTTCGATATTCATACCACCTCCACAGCCTTGAATTGACCCGGCCGCCAAAGCCTGCTTGGCTCGCCACGGTAGAAGCTGACGTAGCTCCCTCGGGTTGATGTCGACTTGCTTACACGGTGCCAGCGGCCGGTGTTGTCTTTGATTCGGTAGGTGGTCATGGCTGCACCGCCGTGACAGCTGTATATTCGGCGCGCGCATAGTCGCGCCAAAGCCGCCAGCGAGTCTTCCAAGTGGACCTTGATCCGTTTCCAGGCCAGTAAGGGCGCAGATACACGCTGTCCGCCTCAACAATGTCGATTTGGTACATCGTGCCACTTCGGATTTTCCGAACGATCATCCCGACTTTTGGTGCTTCAACGAGCTGCGTCATACCTTCCTCCCAGCTTCACGCTGTGCTTTGTTCCAGCCTTCAATCCACCGCTGCATCGAAACAGGCGATGTATCCTTTTCAAGCTGATATGGGTTTTGAGTGAGAGGTGTTCCATTTTTGAAAGCCTGGTAGCCAAGCTCAAATGGACGCAGCTTGTTACCGTGCAGCTCAGCAGAGGCCATGGCGGGCTACCTCGATTACCTGGCGCAGGCCCTTGGCGTAATCCGCAGGGCGATTCAGCGCAGTTTCCTCAAGGTTGCAGGCGACGGTCTCCACCGGCCCGCGCTCGTCAAACATGCACCTCGGCAAGTGCGATGCAGACTCAAGCATCTGCGCCGCTAGCGCCTGGGTTTCACGCAATTCAATGTGAGACATGACAAAGCTCCTTGCCGGGGTGCGGCAGACTTGGGTTATCGGGTGCTGGTAGGTCGTGCTGACTTGACGTACTGGATGACGGCCCATATGGCGAGCGCGATGGTCAGCATCAGCCAGGCAACGGTGCCAAGGAATGCGCCGGTCTGTGCCGTGCCGCCGCCAATAGCAATCAGTGACGGAGCAACATGGCCAAACCAGTAATCCGTGACTCCCAGGTACAGCGCGGCGCCCAGCAGGAACAGGGGACGTATGAAGGATTTCATGGGGTGTCCTTGCCGCGCTGGGCGGCAGAAGATGGGTTATTCGTTGGGGTCGACGATGCTGTGCGAGATTGAAACCGTCTTCCGCGCAGCCTCTCCGAGATAGATCTCGTTCATGACTTTGTCGTGCTGAATGGATACGGAGTCGGTGGCGTCCTCGTCATCGCCAAGCTCTGAAAGGCCCAGCTGGCGAACACGCAAAATGTCGACCCCGTCCGGAACCTCGAAGACTGTTGTGATCGCGCTCGTTATCATGATGAAGGGCATGCGGATACCTCGCCCGCCGCTCACCGGCAGGCATGTAGGGGGATTGGGGTTAGTAGAGCGGGCCTTCGTATTCGTCGAAGCAAGGGGCACACAGCGGGCGCTGTCCGCGTACGGCATGAGGCGATTGCTTTGGCACCCAGCGCTCTTTCGGGACGAAGCGGCCGCAATCGCGGCAACTGGTGTGATGGTCTGAGGCCTTGCGGTCTGCCAGCTCGGCGCGAATTTGCGCCAGAGTGATCATGGCCTTGGCCCCTTGTAGATGAACACGTAGGCGAACCAGAGGGTGGCGATCATCAATAATCCCCCCAGCCCAGGCCTTGGATGTACTCGCTGGGGATGGTCACTGACTCGGCCGGAATGGTGCTTTCGACTTCATGGTTGCCGAAGTATCCGATTGCGGCCTTCGCGCGCTCCATGGATAACTGGGCATGCTTCATCTGCCAGGCTTTGCGGGCCTTGTACGAGCGCAGGGCCAGCGCTTTGTTGGTGTAGGCGAAGCGGCGGGCCCACTCACCTCCGTCTTTCAGCACGCGTTTGCGGCGCTTCTTAATCGCCTCAGCCGTCCAGCTGTATTGCGGGCCTTTAACCAAGTCGCAGGTGTGGGTGTCGCCTATGTAGTAGCACTGTGCGGTTTCGCCGATCACCCGGTAGGTGATGCAGTGGACCTCAAGACCTTCCGGGCCGATTGTGTCGATATAGCGGTAGTGGTCCGGCCAGGATTTTTGAGTTTCTTCAGGCATGACTTCGTCCTTGCCGCTATAGCGGCTGACTTTGAAGGGGGAGGGGTTACAGGTTTTGCGGGAGGAGTACGGATGTGCTCCTATCTCGCTTGAGTGCTTCAAATACTCTTCCGCGCATCGAATCAATCGACGAAGACGGCACCGCCCCCGGATTACCCTGGATCGCATAGAGCAGTTCGTTTGTCTGGAGCAACAAGCCCCCCAGCACATCCGCCCGCTCGTCCGCTGCGGTCAACAGAGCTTGCAGGGCGTCTGCACGGCGCCAAAGGTCGAAATCTGGCACCGGCTTGCCGGCCATGCGGTGAGCAATCATGGCCCAGACAAGGTGATATTCCGGCCAGTCGTGCTCGACCACCACGCACTCAACCATCGCTTTGGGATGGCAGTCGCGCAGGTACTCCGCCTCATCTTTAGGGAGGCATTTCAGCTTTAAGACGATGTAGCGCTCTTCGCGTTTGAACTCGCTCATACAGCCTCCCTCGTTACCAGATCATGGGCATTCACAACCGTCATGCCGAGGCGTTCGGCGATCAGGACTTCCAGCTTGGCCCCTTGCGATTTCTCCCAGTCCGGCAGCAGGGCGATGACGCCGCACAGGCCCAGGCGGGTAAGGTCGTAGGCCATGTAGTCGGCCCACTGGGCACCCTCGACGGTCCCATGGTCTGCTGGGTTCTCGACTTCGTAGCCCTGGGCACGCAGCTGGTCGGCCACGGCGTTGAAGGCCGGGTAGTTGAAGTCGGCGATACCAGTCATGGGGCCGGCCACGTACACGCGGTTGGCGCGAGCCGCCTGGAGGGTTACTCCGGGCAGCAGGAATGACTTGATGCGATCAACTGCCCGATCAACAGGCGCCTGGATGAATGACGGAAGCGGCTCGTTCGCCGGCGGCGTGGTTCGAGTAACAGCGGCGATCATGCCGACGAGCGAATCGGTAACGATGCTGCGGATGTCTGGCTTGCGGTTTTCTGTAGGCATGGGGAGTCCTTGCCGGGCCATGCCCGGGCGGTGGAGAGTGGTGAGGGATGAGCTACAGTTCAGCGATCAGCCAAAGGGGGTGGGTTATGAATTGTTTTGTGTGCAGCGGCCCGGCCACGGATGGGCCTATCGCAAATGGCGGTAAGTTGGTCAACTGCGTCGAGTGTGGTTGGTATCGCATTTCCGGGACAGCTCTTCACTTATTTCACCAAGACCTTTGGGTTTTCAACGTAGTCCGGGCCAGAGAGTGGTTACGATTTAAGCGTGAGGGCGGGGACGCTCAGCCGATTATTGAATCTGACACCAATTTGAAGGACTGATCTGCTTGAGGATGCGTCGGCCGATCCAGCGTACGCAAGGCACGGCCTTGCTGTTGCCGATCGCCTTGTAGCGGGGGCCGTCCGGGCATTCGCTGGCAGGCGCGAACATAGTCAACTGCATCTGCAAGCTCCACGTATTTGATGGTGAGGGCGCCGCGCGGGTCGGTGAGGCCTTCGCGCATACCGGCGACCGAGAAAGCTTGGCACGGGGTGCCGCCGACCAGCACGTCCGGTGCCGGGATCTTGCCGGCCAGCACCAGGGCGGCCAGCTTGGTCATGTCGCCGTGGTTCGGCACGTCCGGGTAGTGGTGGGCCAGGACCGCCGAGGGAAACGGCTCAATCTCGGCGAACCAGGCGGCGCGCATGCCCAGCGGGTGCCAGGCCTGTGTCGCGGCTTCGATGCCGCTGCACACAGAGCCGTAGGTGATATCGGGCATAGGGGATCCTCGCCGGCTGGCGTGATTCGTTGATGGGGTTGGATTATTTCTTCTGGTAGGTCTTGGTCAGCGCAGCGTTGACCGTGTTGCCGCGCTTCAGCACGACATTCGCCAAGGCGGCGCGGTCTTTCTGGCTGTGACTGGCCTGGCTGAGCAGGCCGAAGTAACTGTTGGCTGTCTCGCGCAGATCCTCGGCCGGCGCCGCCGCGGTGCGCTTCAATGCCTGCGCCAGGGATCGTTTACGGGTGATTCGCCGCCAAGGCTTGATCACGTGCCCAACGAAGTCGACGCCTCGATCCACTGGTTGCAGGATCGTCTTGGTCGGGTTCAGCTTGGCGCCGAGCCTGGGTAGGAACGCTTCAACCTCTGCGAGCCACTGGTTGAGCTGCTGCGGCGACTCATGCAGGAACACGAAGTCGTCGACGTAGCGGATGTAGTGCTTGGCGCGCAGCGTGTGCTTGGCGAACTGGTCCAGAGCGTCGAGGTAGACGTTGGCGAAGAACTGCGACGACAGGTTGCCGATCGGCAGACCGAGGTGCGCGGGCTGTGCCACCAGGCGTTTGTGCTGCGGTACCCGGTTGAACAGGTGGGCCGGGCTGCGCGTCTCGTAATCCTCGCGCGGGTCGTGCATGAGGACCTGCGTGGCCAGGGCAAACCACCAGGGTTCGGTGATCCTGGCAGCCAGTTGCTTGCGCAGTACCGCCTTGTCGATGGCGACGAAGAAGTTGGCCAAGTCGAGCTTGAGATACCAGCACGGTTTTGACCAGTTCTGCGAGGCGCTGCGTATCTTCGACTCAAGCCGTGTGGCGGCGTACAGCGTGCCGCGCCCTGGAATGCATGCGCAACTGTCCGCTATGAAGCTGGCGTAGAAGCGCGGTGCCACATGGTTGTACAGCAGGTGGTGGACGACGCGGTCCCGAAAGGCCGCTGCCCATACCTCGCGGGCTTTCGGTCGGGTGACCACAAAACAGATGGATCGGCCCGGCCGGTAAGCGCCGGCCATCAGGTCGTCGTGTAACTGGATCAGGTTCCGCTCGAGGTCTATCTCGAAGGCCAGCGCGCTGTCGCTGTTGCGCTTGGTACGCCGGCAGTCGTAATAAGCCTGGACCAGATCCTGAAACGGGTAGGGACCCAAAGTCGAATCTGCGGACGGGGCGGACACGGAGCTCGTTGTTCTTGTCGTTGTTGTTCTGATTGCCATCATCGAAGTTCATGTTGAATGCGTTGTTGGCTGAGCGCTGCGACCTATCGTGCTATCTACGTCGCCAAGCCGAAGGCAGAGCCGATCAGCTTGGAAACTGCGCGAGACCTACACGGACGCTTTAGACCGGCGGTATCCCTTGTGCGCATGGCGGTGACCTATCAGGTCAGCGGCACGACCAGATTCAATTCGCACAGACCAGAAAGCCGTAACCTTCAGGTAGCGGGCGCGGTTAGGGTGGAGCGTTTCCAGGCGTTTGCTTGCTTGCCAATCGAGGTCGTTACCTCAATTGCCTGGGCGTGTTGTGGGGTGCTGATGAAGCGGTTGTCTTTGAAGAGTCGCATCAGGAACTCTACCACCTGCACCTTCTCGACCAGCAGGGTCAGGTGTGGCCGCTTGTCCTGAGTTGCATTGGCACGGGCAATCAGCATCAGGACATCAATGCATTCGTCGATCACCCGCTTTCCAAGCGACTGTTTCAGGTCGCGAGGTACGTTCCGGGTCATATTTGTGGCTATGTGAAGCAAGCCGCTGGCGGCCTTGTAGATCGCAAGTTCCGTATGCATTGCCATTGGGCACGCTCTCCAAGAGCAACCGGCCGCAAGCGGCCGGATTAAATAAGCGAATTAATCAATAAGTTCGCTGCGGACGGGGCGGAGACGGAGCTCGTTGCCCTTGGCGAAGTAGTGCTGAAAGCCATCAGCGAAGACCATGAAGAAAGCGGTGAGGGCTGAGCGCTGCGAAGATGACCAGTACCAGGTGTCGCGGAAGGCTTCGGCGCCCCCCTCCTGGAAGGCGGTATGAACTGTTTGCAGCGGGTCTTCGGCGCTGTACAGCTGACCTACTGGCTCGCTGTGCGGGTTGTCATCGTTGTGTGAGTTCTCCCAGTTCTCTTCAGTGGTCGGCTTGAAGTGGCGGTATTGCAGCTCCTGCACATCCCGCGCCGGGATCGCCCAGTCGGTGAAGCCGTCAATGTTCAGGTCCAGCACTTTCGCTGCCAGATCACTGCCAGCCGCAGCCATAGCCTGGGTATTGGCCAGGCTGTCGGTGAAGCTGTCGGCTCCTTCGATCTTCTCGCCGTACTTACCCCAATCACCGACCAGTTCATGCTCGGCACCGGCGGTGATATGCAGGGAGCGCTTGCCGGTCACCGGGTCGCGGGTGATGCCGGTGACGAAACCGCCGCCGTAGGCCTGGCCGATAGCCGGGGTGGTTTCTGCCGGTGCTGCTTTTTCAACTACAGACATGATGCTTCCTCTTTTCGAAGGCAACAAAAAAGGCGCTGTGCGCCCTGGTGTGCCGGATCAAGAACGAATGGATGAAGAATTAAATAAAGAATCTGCGGACGGGGCGGACACGGAGCTCGTCGTACTTGTCGTCGTTGTCCTGAATGCCAGCACCGAAGTGCATGAGGAATGCGGTGTTGGCTGAGCGCTGCGAAGATGACCAGTAGTAGCAGTCCTGGTCGAACACCTCGGGACAGTTCAGCCAGCCCTGGTACAGCTCGGCAGCGGCCGGCAGGTAGAAGTCGTGGTGACCATCGGCCTGGTACTCGGCGCACGCGTCGGCAGCGGGATATTTTCGCTCGTCGTCGTTTCCGATCAGCACTTGGGTGTTGATGTAACCGTCAGTTTTGCTGAGGCCTTTCACCTCCACGCCACGGCCACCCCATTCAAGGCTGCCAACGTCCTTGGTCGCGATGATCAGGTAATGCGCCGGAACGTCGCCACGGGCATGGACGAGGCCGCCGTTGATTCCGCCCTGGCCGGGCCACGGCTGGCCAATCTCCGGGGTCGGGGGTTGGGGTACTGGCTGAACATTCGCTGCCGGCGGCAGCACCTGGGCGAACACACTGGCCATTGCAAGTTTTGCCAGGGACGAAGCGGGCATCTTGATAGATGCGTCACCGTGCTTCAGGGTGATCATTTCAGTTTTCATGCGGTTACCTCAGGTAAGCGCCGCCCTCCGGTTACCGGATGCAGCGAGTAGGGTGGGTTATTCGTCGTGACAGATGCGTAGCGATTCGCGGTTGTAGGCGAGCTGCAATTTTGCCGACACGTTTTCGGGTATCACGTATTCGTGTCGCGGCGGTGCGAGGAACTGCGCTGATCCTGCTGGGCCCAGGCCGTGCAGGTGGTGAATCATCAGGGTCATAGCCTCGCCCTGTTCCTCGATGCCGTGCCAGGCCATCAAGTCAGCCAGGGCTTGGCGGGTGCCGGCCATGGTGTGGAATCGCAATTCTTCCTCGCCGCGAGTCTTTCGCCTCGCCTCAGTCTTTGCCGATCGTTCTTTCTGCGCGGCTGCCATGGCCTACCTCTTCTATTCCGCTGGCCGGCAGTGCGAGCCAGGTTTGACGTTTGCGTTGCTGGATGCGGGCTACGCGGCGCATGAAGGACGCCCAAGGCATGCTTTCGGATAATCAATCCCATGCTCTTCAAGGATTCTCTCGAACGTTTTCCTTGAGATACCCAGCCTTCCATATGCCTGGCGCTGGGTAATGCCCTGTTCTTTGAACTCCTTGATGCGCTCGGCAAACTTGGCGTTTCGCTCGGCGATTTGCTTTTGGCGCTCCGGCCCATTGTTCCCGCCATGCGTTGACCGCTTGAACGTGAACCCGTAGTCCTTTGCCATGCCTTTGAGCGTTTTGCTGGTCATTCCAAGCTCCATAGAGGCTTGGCTTTGCGTGTGGGTTGGGGCCAGGGCCTTTGCCAGCTCTGCCTGCTTGGCGCGCTTGTCGCTCCTGACGTCGAGCGGAGCAAAGGGCAGGGGAGCCGGCTCGACCCGGCGCCGCACAAACGGCTTCGGTGTCGGCGGCATCTGGTTGCTGTAGGTGATGGGCTTGGGGATGTAACCGCAGGCCGGGCCTTCTTCGATATGTCCGCCTGCCGCCAGGAACTGCTCGACCGCTGCGGCCAGTTCGTTCGATGCTGGCCGAAGAGCCTCGACCATGCCTAGGTGGTTGCTGATCATGCTGCTATCCCCAAGACCCGATTCATCCGGTCTTCCAAGATTTCGTAGAAGGTTTTGACCCGCTCCGACAGCTTGCGGATCAGCGCCTCATCCCGGTATGCGCGCTTGATGAACAGCGGCATGCCTGGCCAGTAGCAAACGAAGTCGATCCACTCACGCTCCGATATCCACAGACCGCCCTGGCATTGGGCAACGTGTTCTTTCGGGATCTCGCCGGAAAGGATCACCTCAACCTGGAATTTCGGGAGCTTGGTCTTAATCTCCGTCAGGCCATTGGCGTCCACTAGCGAGTCAGGCGAGTAACCGGCGCCGTGGTTTAGGATGATCGCCACCTGCTTGGTTTCGACCTCTTCTCGCTGCTCGTACAGCTTGCGGGCAACGCCTTCCAGCTCATGGCCACGCTCTGTGTGGCGGTTGCCCTGGAATGGGTCGGCAGCCTCACCGGTGATGCGCTCGCCGATCAGCGTGTTCATGTAGGTGAAGGCTCCCACGCCGAAACCAGCCTCGCCCTTTCCGTTGGTAAGCAGGCACTCCAGCTCGGAGCAAGTGACGATGCCCAGGCGCAGGGCCAGCCACTCTGGCGAACCCTGCTCAACTTCAGTGATGATTTGCATAACTTACTCCTGAGGGCGATTGGCAGACTTGGTGATGCGGGCCGACACCGCGTCAAACTCAGACTTGTAAACGTTGGCTGCGCAGCCGTATTTGGCGGTGAAGTTCTCTTGTAGCACCGGAGTACATTTTTTCAGAAGTGCGTCGAGTTGGGCTGCCTGGCCTGCGGTTATGACTGGCTCTGGCGGAGGATCTTGAGGGCTGTTCGCACCTTGTCCGTCGTCGTCTTCATTGGTCATTACCACGTTGAAGATCATCATCGTCAGGTAGCGGCGGGCGTAGCTGAAGGTCGATCCGCTTGCGTGGACACCTGTTTTATTCACGCTGCCCTTGATGCCGACGGAGTCAATGGGAAGGTCGATGTGATACTGCTTGGTGTGGCCGCCTTCGTGCATGCAGTCGCAAACGGTGCGGATGTGGCCGACCAACGAGCTATCGGCGGTGCCGAACGACAATGAAAAGCCGTAGGCGGTGTAAACCGGGGATATCTTCTTATCGATCGATTCAAGTGCCGCGTAGGAACTGCTGGTTTGCGTATTGATTTTGTCGCGGAATACCGGACCAATCTGAGCCTGGGCGCGGACCATTGCGGCATTGAAAGCTGCTGCTGCTGTGCGATCCGTATGGCGCTCGTACATCTCCATCATCTTCTGCATCTTGTCGGCATCAAATGCTGGGTCAGTCGCCGCTCGCTGAATCATTGTCAGCATCGCAGTAGATTCATTAGTGGCCACGGGGTTGGCTACCTGCTGGGTTTCGGCCTGTTCGGCCAACGCTAAATTACTCATGGTGACCTCAGTATTGGATGGACATGGACGGGATGAGACCGCTCGCAACCAGCTTCACAGCGAGTCGCGCGCATTCTTCCGTCATGCCGTGCTGGATGAATGCTTCCTTGGCTGCTTTGTAGATCGCGCCCTTGTGGGCCTTGTCCGCCTCGCGCGCCTGCTGCTGGCGCAGGATTTCGTCTGCTGCCGCGTCGGCACGGGCCTTCTCATCCAGCCGGGCCTGTTCGACGGCTTTTTTCTTGTCCTCGATGCCTTGTAGGCGGTCGCGCTCGGCCTTCTGTTCTGCCTCGACCTTTTCGCGCTTTGCCTGTTCGGCCTGGCGCTCGGCTTCGGCGGCCTGCAATTTCAGATCGTTTTCCCGCTTCTCGGCGGCGGCCTGCTCGTTGCGAACGCGCTTTTCTTCGGCCTCACGATCAAGGCGTGCCTTTTCTTCGGCTGCCCGTGTTGCTTCTTCGGCGGCCTCGCGGGCAATGCGGTCCTCGTTGTCCTTCTTATCGCGGGCTTCCTTCTCCAGGCGAAGGCGGGTCAACTCGGCCTGTTCGGCTTCGTACTGAGTGCGATCGGCTAGCAGTGCGCGCAGCAGGGAAAGGGTTCGGTCTTTAGCCTGGGCGGCCTCTGGCAGGAACTCTTCCCAGGAGTCACCCAGCTCAACCTCTTCCAACTGGGCAATTACCTGTTTCAGTGCAGAAGCGGTCGGCGTTGCTCCAAACACCTCCATATCCTTGATCGCCTGGATGTTGTCTATGTGCCGGTCCTTGCGGGCCTGCTCAGCGTTTTCCCAGTCCGTCAGCGGCTGTCGGGTGGTATCGCGTAGGCTGTCCATCTTGGTGACGAAATCGCGCAGCTCAGCCTCCACCACCTTCGGCATTTCCTTGAGGCGCTTCAGGTAGTCGCGACCAGGCGTCTCGACTGCCTTTTTGGACTTGCTTACCGTTGCGGCCAGGGATGCAATGCGAGCGCGACCTTTCACGGTAGTCAGATCGGGCACCTCGGCGGTTACTTCGGCCTTCACCGCGTCGAAGAACTGGCTCAGGCCGCCGGCGACGTAAATGGCCGGCGCGTTGTCGGCGCTGATGTCGTCGATGGTGATTACTTGCTGTTGTGCGGACACGGTGACTCCCTGCCGCGATGCTCGCAGCGATTGAAGATGTTGTTTATTGGGTGATCAGGCCGCCGATTGCGGGGCCCAGTAGAACGATGGTGAGGAAGGTCAGGCCAACTATGGCCGACAGAGCGCGGATGGCGCGGCGCCGGTGCCGCTGGTGGGTGGTCACGGCCGAATCCTCACCTCGATTCGGCCGCCCTTCATTGTCGGCGCCAGGCGCTGCGGCAGGTCCCGCACCAAGTCTTCACGCTTGCGCCCGATCAGTTCGTTGAAGGGAAGGCCGAAGCCCATGATGGCAATGCGGCGCTCGATGTCGTCGAGCTGGTCGTCGATCAGCGTTTTCACGACTGGAGTGGTCATGCGGCCTCCTTGCGCTGCCTGGTGATCTTCAGGAGGCGCTGGCAGTAGTGGGCGAACTCTTCATTGGTGATGGCGTTGCCGGTGAGCATGTTGGTGATCATGTTCAGGACGATGTGCTGGGAGCCGTCGGGGCTGTCTGGATGGGTCAGGGTTTCCAGAGCCTCATCGATCAGGATGTGAGGACTCATAGGTCGGCATCCACATCGTCTTCAGCAGCCTCTCGTTCGGCCGCTGCTGCGTCTTTAGCGTATGGGGCAAGCAAGGTCATCGCGACAGACTCGGCGAACTCCACAGGCTTGTCAGAGGCGATCAGGTCAATGGCATGACCGCGCGCTTCGCTTGCACTGCCGCCGATGGCCGACAGAAACAGTCGGGCGAACGAATCACGCTCATCCAGACCGTCTATCTGGCGCTGATTCAGGATGCCTTGAAGGTAGGTGCAGTAACAGTCGAACGTGACGACCTGTGGCCGGCCCCACCGCCGTTTCCACTTGATGTCTACCCCGCGCACCAGCTGCTCGGCCGAGTGCTCCAGCCACTCCTGTTCCGGGCTTGCCTCGCTGACCTCTGGAGGCAACTGAGCGTCGTAACGCTCCTGGCATATCTTCAATGCTGCGTTCATGGTCGCCTCCAAGGTGGCGGGTTGTTCACCTGTATTCATCAACACTCATGCCTCCCGCTGGTTGCCGATGGGCGCGGGGTGAGTGCTGACGGGTAGAGGCGGGAAAGGGTGCAGGCGCCGAGCGCTACCTCGGACGCTTCTGGTCTGGCTACGGATGCTCGTAGGCCCAGGAATCACCTGCATGAAAAGCAATAAACGAATTACTGAATGAATCTGCGGACGGGGCGGACACGGAGCACGCTGGTCTTGCCGCCGTAGCCCTGATAGCCACCAGCGAAGTACATGTAGAATGCGTGGTAGGCTGAGCGCTGCGAGCTGGACCACACCCAGCCGGCCAACTTGCCATTCAGGTTCAGCCATATCTCGTACAGCTCGGCAGCGGCTGGCAGGTAGAAGTCGGTGTGACCGTCGGCTTCGTGCTTGTGAGCTGCGATGGTGGCAGGGTATTCGCCGCCCGACTCGATTAGCGCCAATGTGTTGGCTCGGCCATCGATCAGGCTGGTGGCCGGAGAATCATCGCCATACTGACCCCACTCGAAGCGTCCAAGCTCATCACCCAGAACCAGGTGGTAGCCCTGGACATCGTTACGGGCCGGGATGAAGCCGGCGTAGATGCCGCCCTGTCCAGGCCATACAGCGCCGATTTCAGGGATGGTGACTTGTGCTGGCTCTGCTGCTTGCATGGTTGATTCCTCGTCAAGGGTGTTCGTGGCTTCCAAATACCTCCAGGGGGTCTAGAGGCATTTGTGAAACCAGATGGCTACCTGAATCAGCAGGGAGCCATCTGCGAGCCGTGATCAGCTACTGGCTGCACTCACTGGCTTGAATCCAACTACCGAGGAATTCTCTGTAGTTGCGATGTTGCTCCGACCGCGAACCCTGTCCGCCGGATAACTGCTTCTGGTGCTTTACGCTGCACACCCGGGTCAGTTGCCAACCCTCTGAACCGTTTAGGCCGGTTCATCGCTGCCTTTGAATCTGGGCCGGTGGTGATCCGGCAAGGGGTGTCGCTAAAGAGCAGCGGGCTGTGAGGCCCTTCGCAGTCCCTCGTAAGTCGCTGCGATGGGTGAACAATACCTCCGGTATTGTATGTGGTCAATACCGCCGGTCATGTATTTTTCATTAGGCGTGAAAAAGCCCGCTCGGTGGCGGGCATAGTTGTAGTCGAAGGCCTGCTACAATCGGCTCAATCAGCGTGCGGAGCGAATAATGAGAAGGATTGTCTTGGTAGGGTTTTTGTCGCTGCTTAGCGTGCCGAGCCTGGTGCTCGGGTATTCGCAGCAGGCTGCCAACGAGGATGCCAAGTTCATATGGGTGTCAGGCTGTACGGATTTCAAGGCCGGCATGAACGCGGGAGATTTTCGTGGCTGGTTGAGAGTGGGCGAAGCCGTGAAGACCTTTAAAGGCATCAAGGGCATCGCCGTCAACAACCTGTACATGAATGGCCGGGAGGCAGCCAGGAAGCTCGGCGGTACCATCAACTGCGAAGAAATGGCTGAGGTCCGCGCCGCAGACTATGTGTCAGGTGTGGACATTCGAAAGGCAGAGTAGGGCGAAAGCAATTAGCTGTGCGTAGAAACGTGCGTAACACAGCTATAGCATGCCGCCGCGCCAAACAACGCGCCCAATGATGCGAACCTCGTTTATCTCCCCATCACGTAGCGTCTCATCGCCATAGCGGGCCTTATCTGGGTTGTCGCTGCGGATGATCCAGCCTTCGAAATCAGACTTCACAAGGCGCTTCACGATCGTTCCCTTGGACTCGCTCTGCATGGCAAATATCTGGCCGTCCTTCGGCTCGAGCTTTGACTCATCTACCAGCAGCACGTCGCCGTCGTTGATGGTCGGTTCCATGCTGTTGCCGCTGGCATAGATCACGTCAAGGTGTTTCTGGTTTAGGTTGTTGGCGCGCAACCAGGTTGACTTGAACGCCATTACGCCGCGGATCTCGACGTGTGGGTTATCGTCGCCGTCTCCGGTTGAGCCGCGCGCTGTCAGTTGCATAACGCCTGTGTAGCCGGGCTCATCCTGCAGGTTGAAACTTCGCGGCTGAGTGCGCCCATCAGTTGGCTGTTGAGAAATTTTTCCTGGGAGCGCCTGGGACATTTTCTCGATCTGGGCTGACAGGGTTGGGCTTATCTCCGAAACCGGCACCCCGAGCGCTCTAGCAAATACGACTGCCGCATTCACGCTAAGGGCAGTACGTCCGTTCATAAAGTGGCTCACTGCCCCCTGGGTTACGCCATCACCCAATTCAGCAGCAAGTTTTTCCTGGGTGAGCTTCAGTTCCCCGCGCTTAGCTTGGAATAGGGATTTCAGCCGGGCGCTGTCTTGCAGCTGCCATTCGGATAACGGAAGCCGTCGGGAGTCTTTTTTCATCTGCTGATGGTATTACCCACGGTATTTACTTAACCAATATCGCCGGTATTGACTGTGAACAATACCGGCGGTCATACTTATGGTGAAATCTACGTAGAGGACGCCGCAATGCGCCGAATCACACTCACCGAATTTGCCAAAGAACACGGCCATACCAAGGCTGCCCAGATGCTTGGTTGCACTCAGGGCGCGCTTAGCAAGGCGATCCGTGTAGGCCGCGATGTATTCGTGACCCTCGAAGAGGACGGCAGCTTGTCGGCCCAAGAGCAGCGTCCGTTCCCATCCCAAAAAACAGCCGCTTAACCACCTTGCATGCTCAAAGGAGCAAAAACGATGCACTTCGACCCAAGCCACATGCACGACAAACCCACAAAGGTCCGCCTCGACGAGGTGGCCGACGACCTGCTGACAGCGATGGCTCGTTTTCAGCGCACACAGAAAGCAGTACTCGCCCGGGAAATCCTCGAGCGCGGCCTGAACCAGATGATGGAAGAGCTTAACGCTAAAACAGACGTGGCCTGAAGTGGCCCAGGAGGCCCTGTGCCTGAAAGAAAACCGCTGGAAATCCAGCTCGACTGGCAGGGACTCGCTGATCTGGAGCTATTGGCCAGACGCAACGGGGTAACGCCAGAAGAGATGGCCGCAACAATCATGAACCGGGCGCTGGATCGCATGACGCGACCACCAAAGAGCCGGAGCAACGTCGCTTCCATAGGACGAAAGGGCTGATTAGCCCCTCAGGGACTATTGAGGATCTGCCAGTGAAACAACCAAGCAGCAAATCGGACGCACAAAAAAGCCACCGGGCAATGGTGGCTTTTCGTGCAGCACATACAAACAAGTTCTGGAGCGAATAATGCCTATTCCCCAATCAGTCGTCAACACCAACGAATCCGCGCCACGTTTTCTGCAATCGCAAAACGTGGCGCGGACAATGTCATCCGTAGAAATATCCAAGCTGACCAAGAAGCGTCACGACAACGTGAAGCGCCTCATCGAGGACTTGGCCCAGGGCGGGCTGGTCCACCCTCAATCTGAGGATGAATGGTCCACGGACAAACTTGGCCGTCCTCGCGCCACCAGGATCTACAACGTGGGCGAGCGTGACAGCTACGTCATCGTCGCGCAGCTCTCGCCAGAGTTCACCGGCAAGTTGGTTGATCGCTGGCAGTACCTTGAAAAGCAGGCTCAAAAGCCCGAGCTGCCCGCCAGCGTTAAGGTCATCGGGGAGTTGGCGATCATGGAGTGCTTCACCAGACTACTGAAGCCAGCGCCATCAAGCCAAATGATGATGCTGACCAAGATCGCCGCCAATAACGGACTGGATGCGAAATTCCTCCCTGGCTATGCCATCGACGCCGCTCCAGACGCTACCGGCGGATCTTCGATGGAAACCAAGCCCATCACCGACCTCATCAAAGAACACGGGATAGCCAGCACAGCCACGGCCTTCAACCGCCTGTTGGCTGCCAACGGCTTTATCAAGAAGTGCCAGCGCAATAGCACCAAGCGTGGCGTCGTCGACTTCTGGTCGGTGACTGATACGGGCCTTCGTTATGGCAAGAACTTGACCAGCCCCAACAACCCCCGCGAGACCGCCCCGCACTGGTACGTCGATCGCTTCCCCGAACTTGCCGGCTTGGTCGGCAAAGGCAGCAAGTAATGGCCGGAGACTGGATCAAAATGCGAATCGACCTTCAGACACACCCGAAAGTTTTCCGCATGGTGTCCGCATTGCAAGCGGACAGGTTGCGGATTATCGGCGGACTGCACATCGCCTGGAGCATCTTCGACACCCATTCGAGTGATGGCGTGCTGGTTGGCTACACCGTTGACGCGATGGATGCGGTAGTGGGCTGGCCCGGGTTCACTCAGGCCATGATCGACGTGGAGTGGGCGTCCGTGAATGATGGCGGAAGCCTTGTAATGCCGCGCTTCGAAGAACATAACGGGGCAAGTGCAAAGCGTCGAGCCAACGACAACGAGAGGAAACGAACCGCCCGAAAGTCTGATGGTGTCCGCAAAATGTCCGCACGTGATGCGGAAGAAATGCGGACCAGAGAAGAGAAGAGAAGAGAAGATCAAAACCCTCTCTCTGCGCAGGGTTCAGTTGACCCTCGCATGCCCAGCGAAATGACCCTCGACTGGAATCCTGATGACAAGCTGCTGAAGACCTACTCGGTTCACTCTGGCGTAGCGCTGGACCTATTCACCGAAGAGGCGCGCCGCGCTTTCACTGCCCACTATGAACCGCGCGGCCAGGTGAACACCCAGGCCGAGTGGGTGCAGATGCTGGTCAAGTGGGTGCTCAACGATCGCAATCGGGCGGCGGCATCGAACGTCAGGCAGTTCACGCCGCGCCCAAGCACAGAGCCTGACTTCGACAGTAACGCCTGGGCCGAAGGGCTTGTGGTGAGCCCATGAAGCCAGCCAACCAACTGATGGCGACCATGGGCAACCTGCCTGCCGTGGAGCCTCGCCAGCCGCTCCAGGTGACGCCGCAGACGGCCGAAGTGGTGAACGACCTGTTCCGTCGCCTTCGCGGGATCTTCCCAGCGTGGCGTCAGGCGTGGCCATCCACCGAAGCGCTCGACGCCGCCAAGGCCGAATGGATCAAGGAGTTCGCCGACGAGGGTATCCGCACCCTGGAGCAGATCGAGTTCGGTATCCAGAAGTGCCGGAAGCTAAAGAAGCCTTTCGCGCCGAGCGTCGGTGAGTTCATAGCCATGTGCGCACCAGGGCCTGAGGACTTCGGCATGCCTGCCGCTGGTGACGCCTGGATCGAAGCGCTGATGACCACGTACAGCCACGAAGCAGTGAAGTTGGCCGCCGAGGCTACCGGTCTGTTCGACCTTCGCGGTGCCCGCCAGGAGGACAAGGGGCTGCGCGCCAGGTTTGACCGCAACTACGAAATCATCCTTCGCCGCGCCCAGGCCGGGCAGTCACTCGACGGTCGGATCGCCGCCGGCATCGGCCACGACAGCCAGAAGACCGAATTCGACTTGGCAAACGAACTGGCCGACCAGCAGAACCAGGCGCGAATCCTTCAGCAAGGCATCCCGGCCGACGGCAAGTCAGCCCGTGCACTGCTGCTGGCCAAGTTCGGCAAGAAGACCACGGAGCAACGGACATGAGCGAAATCACCAGAGGTGCAATCGGAATGCCTTTCGAGATGGCAATGGAAAGCGAGTTGTCCCGCCGTCAGTTCCATTCCATAGCCCAGGCACTGCTGGCCGAGCGCGACCAGCTCAAGGCCGAGAACGAGACGCTGCGCAAGGATGCTGAGCGCCTGCAGAGCGCTACCGATTTCGTGCAGAAGCTGTGTGATTCCGCAGGCAATCAGCCAAGTGTGGCGACAGGGTATCTACACGACATCCTCGCCGCCATGGGCAAGGGAGGGCAGTCATGAAGACCAATTACGGCAGATTCACTGACAACTACCGTGGCAACGGCTACATGGTCAGCTTCGGGTTCAAGAGCGGCTGGCTGCTCTTCGGGTTCCGCCCGCGCAACTGGCACTTCTATTTCACGAAGCTGGACTCCAAGCCGGCCGTCCGGGTTTACGTCGGCCCATTCGAAATTGAATTCTTTCGGGTGAAGCCATGACCGACAAGATCAGCGTCAACTGCCGCTCCATGCTCACCGAGGCCATCACCCGCATGTCCAAGATGTTCGAGGACAAGCACTTCGTGGTGGTGAGTCTTCGCCCGGGCAAGGACCGCACCCTGGACCAGAACCGCCTCTGGTTCGCCATGTACAAGCGCATCGCCGAGATGACGCAGTTGGGCGACCCAGCCGAGGCGCGCAAGTACTGCAAGCTGCACATCGGTGTTCAGATCCTGCTGAACGAGGATTCCGGGTTCCAGGCTGAGTGGTACCGGGTGATGCGTCACCTCCCGTACGAAACGAAGCTGGACATGATGGGCGAGTGCCATCTGTTCGGGCCTGACGGCTTCCCGGTGACCAGCCTGTTCAATCGCGCCCAGGGCATCGCCTACACCGACCGCATCGTCGCCCGCTTTGCACCGCAGGGCGTGTACTTCTCTGACCTGCTTAGCCAGGAGGCCGCATGAGCCATAACTTCAAGCCGGGAGACCTGGCGATCCTCAAGAGTTCAGTAGCGGAACACCTTATCGGTAGCGTGGTCGAGCTGGTCTCCTATGTCGGAAGTGAAATTCATATGGAGTATGCCGGGGGAGAGCTATTCAACCCGGAGCAACACCGAATTTGGTGGGTCAAGCTTTCGTCTGGCCAGACGTTCCACTCTATTGCACGCGGACCGGTGAGCGACGGGTTCTGTGGCGAGTTTCGATTGATACCCCTGCGTGGCGATTTTGCGCCCGAGCAGCAGAAAGCCAAGGAGGTTGTATGACCATCGAACGGAAGCCGGCCAAGCCGAAGAAATGCCGCGTTGCTACGTGCAGGGCCTCATTCGTCCCTTCGCGAATGGGCCAGGCGGTGTGCGGCCCGGCCTGCGCACTGATCGACGCGCCCAGGCATGAGCGGAAGGCGCGCAAGGCCCTGGCCGATATCGAGCGCAAGGACATCAAGGTCCGCAAGGAGAGGCTGAAGACGAGGGCCGACCACCTGCGCGAAGCCCAAGCCGCAGTGAACGAGTACGTGCGCCTGCGTGACGCTCACCTGCCGTGCATCAGCTGCGACTCGACGCCGAACGACAACGACCTAATGACCGGCAGCCGGTGGGACGCCGGGCACTACCGATCGGTGGGTGCTTGCCCAGAGCTCCGCTTCGAACCGCTGAACATCCACCGGCAGTGTGTGAAGTGCAATCGCAACCTATCCGGCAATGCCGTGGAATACCGCATTCGCCTGGTCCAGCGCATTGGCGCCGAGAAGGTGGCGTGGCTGGAAGGCCTACACCCGCCTTGCAAGTACACAGTGGATGACATCAAGGCCATCAAGGCCAAGTACCGGGCAATGACCAGAGAACTGAAGAGGGCTGCAGCATGATCAAGAAAGTTATCGGAACGGTTATCAGTGTCTCATTGAGCTGCAGCCTGCTTCTTGGCAGTGAGTCTCTCCAACAGTTTGCGTTTTATGTGATGTGCGGAATGACCGGAATCGCGTGGCTATGTTTGTTCTGTGGCGCGGTTAAGGATGAGGCGGCTGCCGAGATCCGATCACGGCTTTGGATCAGCGCGCCAAGCTCGGCATTCAGCCTTTACGCAATGATCTCGACGGGCCACACGATTTTGGCGGCTGCAAGCTTCATGGGCACCTTCTTCATCCTGACTCTCGCATTCCGCAAGCCGGAGGTGACAGCATGATCTATCGCAACGTGATATCCGCTGTTGTCCGCGCCCTGGCTGCCGAGACGATCAACTCGGCCGGCGGGTGTGATTTTGACCCCAAGGTCCAGTGCGCCAAGCAGAAAGGGGAGATCAGCGGCAAGGAGTGGTCGCTGCTCCAGGACTGCATCGTGCACAAGCTGCTCCACCAAGTGCTGAGCCAGCGCCACTGGTTCGCCCTTACTGCCAAGTTCAGCACGCACAACGGGCGCAAGATCGAGGCGACCGGCCGACTGGTGGCGATCGTGACCAGTCCGGCGCCGCAGTTGTTCACCCGCAAGGCAGTTACGGCCTGGGCGATCCCTCAGATCAAGGGCGTGCGCAAAGAGCCTGTGAAGGCCAAGGCGGTCGAGTTCGACAAGGACGCACCAGCGTGGCGGGTAGCGGCAGCAAAGGCCGCAGTCGAGCGCGCAAACGCATCGGCGGCCAAGCGGAACACGTCGAAGCAGGATGGCCCGATCATTCTGGCCGATTCCAACTACGACATGACCACTTGGGACGCTCAAGGCCTCGACGATCGCACATACCGCCGCTGGCGTCACTCCATCCATAAAGCCCTAGAAAGCCTTGTGGATACCGCTCTGGTGGAAGCACAATTGATTCTTGAGGAAGCAGGCGTACTTGGGGAGCAGGCAGCATGAGCACATTAGAAGAATTCACGCCGATAGAGCAGATGTTTCCGCAATGGTTGACCGCAAGGGCAATCGTCAGCAGCTGCCTTCCCAAATCATTGCGCTTTGGGTTTGGCGACCAAAACGCCTTGGTCATCAACTCGGATTGGGCTCAACATATTTTTGACATGGCGCCCGTCGAAGACCGTGATGCGGTGCTTGACCGAATTGAAGCGGCGTGGGGGGAGGCTTGTTCTGTGATCGATATGCAGCCTTTCTCTGCGATGCTGAATGCCCCTGCGATGCTGAAAGCTACGCAGATGACACTACATCGAGCTGACGAAATCCTTGCGCATCAGGCGAACGAGATGATAGCAGCGAGAAGGCCGACACCTGTCGAGATACTGGAGCACATGATGGGTATCGCGCCGGCGAAGGACTTGATCGTCCGCATCGCTGCTGAGATCGGGAGAGCGATGCCATGAGCACTTCGCGCCTTAGCGTTCCTGATCTGCTGCCAAGGGTTCAGTCCTACACTGCTAAAAATCCTGCTGGCGGAAGCCTACATATCGTCCTTGAGGACCAAAACATCAGGAATAGTGATGTTCAGTTCTGCATTGACTACGCCATGGAAAAAGGTGACGCAGAGGGGGCGGAGATTGGAAGGGCGCTTCTCTCAATGTCAAAAACGCAGCGGTTAAAAGTGGCAGGGCGTCGATTTGGCGAAAGTGAGGTGGTGATTCCTTGGGATATTCAGGTCGCGCTATGCCCAGGGGCTAAATCATGAAAGTCAAAGTCAGCGAGTTGAGTTGGCGCCAGATCCTGCCAAGTATCATCACGACTCTGGTGGGCGGACCGTGCGCTGGACAGAAGGTCAACGAATCCTATTTCGATGGGCGCAAATCCATATACGTCATGCAAAACCCAGCGCCTACCTACATGCCTCAACCTGAAGACCCAGTGGCAAATCCCTTTGTGTGTCTCTACCAGTTGCGCGAGGGAAGGTATCCAGACGGTCGCTCGTTCGTGGTATTTACTGACCCTTCCATGCCAGATGCAGAGGTTTTTTCTGCATGCGAAAGTCTCAGGAAGCAGACGCATCCGGATTTCTTTGCAGAATAAGCGCAAAAACTGCTTGCATTAAATGTCCGCGTGTCCGAATATTGCGTCATCTTGGGTTATGTACGTTTGTATGTAGCGCAGGAAGAAAGCCCGGCCACTGTGTCGGGCTTTTTGCTTTGCGGGTAGCGCAGGTCGCTAGTCAGCCCTCCAAGCTTACGATCAGGGTTCGATTCCCTGTATCCGCTCCAAGTCATGCGTTTGTAGCCTAACGGTAGGGCAGCCGGGTCACTCCGGAATATCTGGGTTCGACTCCTGGCATTCGCTCCAGCTTCAAAGCAGGTGGCGCCGTACGGACGGCAAGCGGTCTTGAAAACCGTGCTACTGGAAACGGTAAGGGTTCGATTCCTTCACCTGCTGCCACAACGCCGACTGAATGTGCGCTGGGACGCACACGGGACTGTAAATCCTGCGCCTAGCGCTAAGTGGTTCGATTCCATCGGGCGGCACCAATTCCAAATCCTCGCCATCGTGCGGGGATTTTTCGTTTTCAGCCCCTCCACACCCGTTGCGCTAAGCCGGGAGTGCTGCTGGGGCTGTTCTATTCGCCGCTGCTCCCCAGCGTTTGGGTGCTCACACCACCCTTTTTTATTCCCGGAGTCACGCCATGGCCGAACCAGCGAGCACCACTGCCGCCGGCGTTCTGCTCGCGAAGTACGGCATTATCATTGCTGGCTTCGCTGGAGCAATCCTTTCGCTTACCTTCTTGCAGGGCTTGACCCGTAAGCAGGCGTTTTGGGCCTTCTTCACTGGGTTCCTTTCGGCGATCTTCTGCACCCCATTGGCGATCAGCTTCTTCAAGCTTGAGCCTGGCGGTGAAACTCAATACGGCGTCGCGTTCCTGATTGGCCTCCTGGCCATGAACATCATTCCCCTGTTGAAGAAAGCAATGCCGGGAGTGTTTGGCGTCTCGGGAGGTGCGTAATGCATACCATCCTACAAGTCGTCGATGCGTTTCTGTGCGTGCTGGTGGTGATTGCTGCTGCTGAATACCTTCGCCGAGTGCGCCCGATGGATGAGCCTGCGCTGAGTGCGTCGTTCTACCTCGTGGCCATTGCAGCATTCGGCAGTTTCATCTTCAACATCAAGGGCCACCCGGTTAACCCGTTCATGATGACGATGCATGTGGCCGTTGTGCTGTATGCGATCGCCAGGCGCGGGCATATCTGCAAGGTTCCAGATCAAGGGTAGGTGGCATCATGGCCAGACAGATCACATTGCTGGCCTATCACCCCTGGTGGTTCCGCCTCTACGTGGTAGCGGTGAACACCTTTGCTTACCTGGCAGGCCTCGATGTCGACACCGACAAGCTTGAGGCCCAGGCGCGCAAGGCCACGAGGTACCGCGAGATCGATTCGGGCGAAGAGGGCACGCTATGACCACCATCGCCTACAAGGGCGGAATCATCGCGTATGACGGCCGCTGCACCGCCGGCGGAACCATCGTCTACGACGATTACGAGAAGATGCGCGAGCGTGACGGTGTGTTCTTCTTCGGCGCGGGTGGCACGTCAGATATCAATGATCTGATAAAGGCCTACAGCGGAGAAGAGATAGCCGGTGATTGCGGTGCCTTTGCCATTGTGTGCAAGAGCGGCGAGTTAAGCCTGATCAGCTATGAAGACGGCAAGATCGTGGAGAGCCCAGTGCTTCCTGACAAGGCCTATGCCATCGGTAGTGGTCGAGATCACGCATACACAGCCCTCGACATGGGTGCGACCGCCTATCAGGCCGTAGAGATGGCAGCCAAGCGCGATACGGGCACTGGCGGGAAGATCCGCACGTTCACTGTGAAGGTTGAATCGTGATTCGCCCAATGCCCCCAGCGTCGATCCTCGAACTGTCGGAGTTCGCGGAGCTTGGCCTGAGGCTCGTCCCGGCGCCAGAAGTACTTGAGTGGCTCCAGGCCCAGGTGTTCTCCATCGACGGGGAGCTGCACAACGAAGACCACGCTCATCTGATCGACGCTGACATCTGCTTCCTGTGGGCATCATCGGGCTTCGGCAAACAAGGCCGCTTCGTCCTTGGTCAAGCCGAGCAGGTGGTGTTCCGGGCTGGTGGCTGGCAGAAGGCACGGATGGAGCAGCAGATGTTCGATTGGTTCGGTCGAGTGCCGGCTTTCATCATCACGCTAGCTGCCGACTACTGCGCCGAGTGCTCGGATATCGACTTTTGCGCACTGGTTGAGCACGAGTGCTACCACATCGCTCAGGCGAAGGATGGATACGGCGCCCCTAAGTTCACGCAGGAAGGTCTGCCCAAGCTTGAGATGCATGGTCACGACGTCGAGGAGTTCGTTGGTGTGGTTCGCCGTTATGGCGCAAGTGCTGATGTCCAGACGCTGGTAGACGCTGCAAACAAACCTGCCGAGGTGGGGAAATTGAACATCGCGAGGGCCTGCGGAACCTGTCTGCTCAAGTCGGCCTGACTTTGACAGAACTTTGACGGATGCCCACTTATGGCCGCACTCAGAGACGAGGTGAAAGCCTTTGTAGTACAGGCTCTCGCCTGCTTTGACACGCCATCGCAAGTGGTGGCGTCTGTCAAAGAGAGATTTGGCCTTGATGTCACTCGCCAGCAGTGTGAAGCGTATGACCCGACCAAGTACGTCGGACGCAACCTGAACTTGAAGTGGCAGACCCTTTTCAACGACACCCGCAAGCGCTTCCGCGAAGAGACAGCCGAGATCCCGATCGCCAACCGCGCATATCGACTCCGTACGCTTGGGCGCATGGCCGAAAAGGCCGAGAACATGAAGAACATGGCGCTGACTGCCCAGCTACTGGAGCAGGCGGCCAAAGAGGTTGGCGATGTCTACGTGAATCGCCGGCTTGAACCTGAAAAACCCCTGGGCTCCCAGGCGGACCAGCAGCACGCCGTTGCTGAGTACACGCTGGAGCCAGACGAGAATGTCCCGACTACCCCGCACCTTTGACGCACCGGTAAAGCTGACGCCCAAGCAGGCCAACATTTACTGCTGGGGCTTCCAGCCCGAGGCGCGCTTTCGTGATGCGGTGTGTGGCCGACGGTTCGGCAAGACGTTCTTGGGCAAGGCCGAGATGCGCCGCGCTGCACGTCTGGCTGCTGAGTGGGGCGTAAGCGTCGAGGACGAGATCTGGTACTGCGCGCCGACGTTCAAGCAAGCCAAGCGCGTATTCTGGCGTCGTCTGAAACAGGCGATCCCGTTGTCCTGGCGCGAATCGAGACCCAACGAGACGGAGTGCTCGATCGTGCTCAAGTCTGGGCACGTCATGCGCTGCGTTGGTCTCGACAACTACGATGACCTTCGCGGTTCAGGCCTGTTCTTTGCCTTGGTGGACGAATGGGCCGACTGCAAATACGCTGCATGGGAAGAAGTGCTGCGCCCGATGCTTTCGACCTGCCAGTACACGGTGCCTGGCATTGGTCTGCGTAAAGGAGGGCACGCGCTCCGTATCGGTACGCCGAAGGGCTTCAATCACTGCTACGACACGTTCAAAGACGGCCAGCCAGGCGGTGAGCCTGACCACAAAAGCTGGCAGTACACCTCATTGCAGGGCGGGAATGTCCCGGCTGAAGAGCTGGAAGCCGCCAAGCGCAAAATGGACCCGCGCACGTTCCGCCAGGAATACGACGCAGGGTTCGAAAGCTACTCCGGCGTCATCTACTACACGTTCAATCGTGAGGAATGCCGCACAACGTCGCGCATTGAGCCAGGCGAAGCGATTCATATCGGCATGGACTTCAACGTCATGAAGATGGCCGCAGTCGTTTACGTGGTGCGAGAAGGCTTGCCGCTGGCTCTTGATGAGTTCCACAAGGTGCGCGATACCCCGGAAATGATCGAGAAGATCCAGGCGCGGTTTGTCGGGCACTCGATCACGGTCTACCCGGATGCCAGCGGGCAGAACACCAGCAGCAAGAACGCTAGCGAATCTGACCTCTCATTGCTTCGCAAGGCCGGCTTCACAGTAGTCGTTGACTCGACAAACCCTGGAGTTAAGGACCGTATCAACTCGGTCAACGCCATGTTCCTGAACACTTACGGCGAGCGCCGGCTGAAGGTCAACATCGACCAATGCCCCCAGCTCACCATGTGCTTGGAGCGTCAGACATACACCGACAAGGGCGAGCCTGACAAAGACCCTAAGAAGGGTCACGACCACATGAACGATGCCGCAGGCTACTTCATCGCCAAGCGCTACCCAATCAAAGCGCGCAACGCCACCAGCGAACCTCTGAGAATGTGAATATGAGTGATGACCCGAGCAAAACGCTCCCTGTCGTAGACGAAATGCGACAGGACTGGGCCATTGTTGACGCTCTCATGGGTGGCACAAGGGCCATGCGCAAGGCTGGCGTGACCTATCTGCCGAAATGGCCGAAGGAAGAGTCGGATGCTTATCAGTCCCGTCTCAAGACCTCAACGCTGCTGCCCGCGTACAGCGAGACCGTACAGAACATGACCGGGCGCGTATTTGCCGATCCGATCACGCTGACAGAGGACGTGCCCGAGCCTATCGAAGAGATGGCCGAGGACTTCGACCTCCAGGGCAACAACCTGCAGGTCTGGGCGCAGTCGCTGTTCAGCATCGGCCTGTCTCATGGACTGTGCCACGTGTTGGCTGACTATCCGCAAGCTGACGGCCTCAAGACCAAGGCTGACGAGAAGTCTGCCGGTGTGCGCCCTTACGCGGTGATCATCAAGCCCGGGCAAGTCCTGGGCTGGCGGTCTGCCAACAAGGGCGGCCAGCAGGTCCTGACACAGTTCCGCTACATGGAATGCGTTGAGGTCGATGACGGCGAGTTCGGCACCAAGAGTGTCGTGCAGATCCGCGTGCTGGTTCCTGGCGCCTGGGCCACGTACATCGAAGTGGATGACGGCAAGGGTGCGAAGACCTGGCAGAAGAACGCAGAAGGGCTCACAAGCCTGACTGAAATACCGCTGACAACCTTCTACACCAAGCGTACCGGCTTCATGACCGCTACACCGCCGCTTCTTGAGCTGGCGAACATGAACATCAAGCATTGGCAGTCCCAAAGCGACCAAGACAACATCCTGCACGTTGCCCGGGTGCCTATGCTTGCGGTTATCGGTATCGAGGAAGGCGTCGACATCACAGTCGGCGCTGGATCGGCCACCAAATTGCCAATCAAAGCCGACATGAAGTGGGTCGAGCACACCGGCAAAGCTATCGAGGCGGGCCGGCAGTCGCTGCTTGACCTGGTCGATGACATGCGCCTGGCTGGGGCCAAGCTGCTCCAGAAGGAAAAGCAGTCTGTCAAGACGGCCACGCAGGCCGAGGAAGAGGCCTGTCAGGAGATGAGCCCGCTCCAGACCATGGCTGGGCAGCTTGAGGATGCGCTCGACCAAGTGCTTCAGTTCTTCGCTGACTGGATGAAGGCCGGCGAGGGTGGACACGTCAAGGTCAAGGGTAACTTCGACATCGATTTCGCCCCTGAGCTGACCATGCCGTTCCTGCTGAGCCTCAACAAGGCGCAGATCCTGTCCGACCAAAGCCTGTTCGAAGAAGTGCAGCGCCGCGGGATGCTCAGCGATGAGCTCGACTGGGAGGCGGAAAAGGCCAAGGTGGCTGCCCAGCCTGCGAAAGCAGTGCAGCCGACTACCGCGCAGCAGTAAACGAACATCGAATACAGCCCTGGCACCCGCCGGGGCTTTTTTATGGGCGGAGAATCCATGAACGACGAAGCAATTGAAAAAGCAATCCAAGCGAATGGCCTGAATGCGCCGCGCGTCACCCCTGGAGATCTGCAAGCCAACATCGCCAGCGAGCACTACTTCACGGCGCTTGAAGGCGTCATGGGTGCATACCTTAACGGTGGCGACGTCCATCCAGTAGGCGGCAGTCCCAGCACGCAAACAGGCTCCGCGCTCGGCCTGCTGACCTTTTGCGTACTCGTGCTGAAGAACGGCTTCACTGTCACCGGTGAGTCAGCCTGCGCCAGCCCGGAGAACTTCAACGCTGAGATTGGTCGCAAGATCGCCCGCAAGAATGCCGAGCAGAAAATATGGCCGCTGATGGGCTATGCGCTTAAGGAAAGGCTGTCTGGATGTTCTTTTTGCGGCTCGGGCACCTGCGCAGGGTGTGGGGCTGCGGCCCAAACAAGCTTTATTGACCGGATGAAGTTAGAGCGCGACGAGCTCATGCAGCGCCTGGAAAAGTTAGGTGCATTCTTGGATGGAGACAAGTCCAGCACATTGCCTGTCGAAGTGCTTGAGGATATGAAACTCCAGCGTAAGGCAATGACTGAGTACGCATTCATCCTCAGTAAGCGTTATGACGACGTCATCGCCGATACCGCTGCCTGAGTGCAGCAAAAACGATTCACACAAGCCTCGTCAATGACGGGGCTTTTTATTGGGCGCGATTCCGGATGGATAGCGCCGCAGCGGGCCGGATGGCTCAACAAATGGGCGGATGCCCGGAGAAGCATCAATGAAACTGAAATTGGATGACCAAGGCCACGCAGTTCTGCAAGACGGCAAGCCTGTGTATGTGCACGACGATGGCAAAGAGGTCGCATTTGATGCGGTCAGCACCGTCGCCACGATTACCCGGCTGAACACCGAAGCCAAGACCCACCGCGAAGGCAAAGAAGCGGCTGAAAAGGCCCTGAAAGCGTTCGATGGCATCGAGGACGGTGCTGCCGCCAAGAAGGCCCTTGAAATCGTTGCAAACCTCGACTCAAAAAAGCTGGTGGATGCCGGTGAGATCGAAAAGGTGAAGGGTGAAATCAGCAAAGCCTATCAGGCCCAGCTCGATGATCTCGGCACAAAAGCATCGACGTTCGAAAAGCAGCTCTACGAAGAAAAGATCGGCGGTGCATTCAGCCGTTCCAAGTACATCGGCGAGAAGCTGGCAATCCCCGCAGACCTGGTCCAGTCCCGTTTCGGCTCCGCCTTCAAGATCGAAGACGGCAAAACTGTCGCCTACGACAACCACGGCAACAAGATATTCAGCCGCGCGCGTCCAGGTGAAATCGCTGACTTCGATGAAGCAATCGAAACCCTTGTTGAGCAATACCCGCACCGCGATCACATCTTGAAGGGCTCCGGGGCTTCTGGCTCCGGCGCTTCTAACAACGGTGGGAATGGCGGCAACGGCAAAAAATCCCTCTCTCGCTCTCAGTTCGACGCACTTGACCCAGTGGGCAAGCATGCGCACGTGTCTGCGGGCGGTGATGTTACCGACTGATCCCAGGAGTAATCCATGAGCAACACTCTCACCGGCCTGACAACCACCATCTACAACGCGCTGGACGTCGTCTCGCGCGAACTGGTGGGCTTCATCCCCGCCGTGTCGTCCGACATGACCTACGACCGCGCCGCCGTGGGTCAAACCGTTACCTCGCCAGTGGCGCCGGCCGCGACCGCGACCGACATCACTCCGGCTGTGACACCGCCAAACGACGGCGACCAGACCATCGGCTCCGTGTCGATGACCATCACCAAGGCTCGCCGTGTACCGGTGCGTTGGAACGGTGAAGAGAAACGCGGCCTGGACAACAACGGCGCCTCGTACAACGTGATCCTGCGCGACCAGCTCGCCCAGGGCATGCGTGCTCTGGTCAACGAAGTAGAGTCCGACATCGCCAACCTGTGCCTGAAGTCGTCCCGCGCCTACGGCACCCCAGGTACCGTTCCGTTCGCCACCAACCTGGCAGAAGCCGCGCAGATGCGCAAAATCCTTTCGGACAACGGTGCGCCAATGAGCGACCTGCAGATGGTGCTGGACACCACCGCCGGCGCCAGCATGCGCACCTTGGGTCAACTGACCAAGGCGAACGAAGCCGCTGATACCTCGTTGCTGCGTCGTGGCGTGCTGCTCGATGTGCACGGCTTCGCTATCCGCGAATCCGCCCAGGTCAAGACCGTGATCGCTGGTACTGGCGCATCCGCAACTACCAACACTACCGGTTATGCCGTTGGCGCTACCTCGATCGGCCTGGCCTCGGCCGGTACCGGCACTGTTCTGGCTGGTGACGTGATCACCTTCGCCGGCGACACCAACAAGTACGTCGTATTGACCGGTGACACTGACGTCTCGAACGGCGGCACCATCGTTCTGGCTGCTCCAGGCCTGCGCAAGGCGATTCCGGCTGCCGCAACCGCGATCACCGTCATCGCCGCGACTACTCGCAACATGGCATTTGCCCGCTCGGCCCTGGCTGTTGCCACCCGTGCACCAGCACTGCCAGAAGGCGGCGACAGCGCCTCCGACCGCATGATCATCACCGACCCGGTGAGTGGCCTGTCGTTCGAGATCTCGCTGTACAAGCAATATCGCCAGATCCAGTACGAGATCGCACTGGCCTGGGGTGTTGCGATGGTCAAACCGGAACACACCGCGCTGCTGTTGGCGTAATGACTGCGCCCGTGGCTTCGGCCTCGGGCTCATCCCTTCCTGGAGAAGAGCATGAGCGACAACACCATTCAAGTGAAACCGTGGGGCGAAGGCCAGGGCGATTTTGTGCTGATCAACGAGTCAGACTTCGACGAAAACGTTCACGAGCTGTACGGCAGCAAAAAGCCTTCTTCCAGAGAAGTGAAAGCGGCCAAGCTGCTTGCCGATACCAAGGCCGCCCTGACCGAGAAAGGCATTGCCTTCGAAAATGACGCAGACCAAGCCGTTCTCCAGGCCCTGCTCGACGCATCCGTGTAAGCGTTAAATCGAAAGCCAACATGTGAAGGAACAAGCGATGAAGACCATTTCGGCCGGCGACAAAGCGGTAGTAACGCTAGATGAGGGCTACACCCTAAGTGCACAGGGAGTGGCAGGCACCGTCGGCGTCATTTATCGCCTTGACCAAGCGCTGGGTGGTAATAACGCAATCAAGTCTTGGCCTGTAGATGCAAACGGGCTTTCTTCTATTGGCCCGTTCACTGGACAGCAGCGCTTTCTGGTTACGTGCGCTACCGGCAGCGTCACAGTCAGCACTGACAACAACAAGGTCCTGGCCGTCGATAGCTCGCTGAACAAGCTTTTGGCTACCAGCTCGGCAGTATCGATAACCCCTGACCAGATTCCAGGCCTGAAGATGTGGCTCGACGCATCTCAGCCCATGTACACCGCCAGCTATGCCGCAAAGGTCGCCAACAGTGGCGATCAGATCGGAATATGGCCTGATCGGAGCGGCAACAGCAACTCCGGCACGGCTAGCGGAACATTCCCGACCTACAGCCCAACAGGCATGAATGGCCGGCCGACGATCAATTTTAACGGCAACAGCAAGTTCGTCACCCCGTCGTTTCTGGATAGCACTTACGACACAGGGATGACCATCTTCATCGTCAGCGCCGCGAGTGGTGGTGCGGCCAACAAGGTCGTCCTTGGCTCTGCCTCGAACCGCCTGTACTTGCAGCGCAATGATTCAGCCAAAAGCAGCAGCTTTTCGCTTGCTGGTGTTTCTCCGGCGCCGTCGATCACCCCCTATGTCAATACGAGCGGGATCGACGCTCTGGTCTATCGCGCAACATCGTTCACCTACGAATATGACCGATATTTCAACTCGGTCAGTGCTGCGCCAGGCGGCGCTTCTGCCAATAACAACGTCATCACCGCGACTGGCACGCTTGGCTTGACCGGCGTTTTGACCATTGGCGACATCGCAGCCGGCGGTTTTGCATGGCCCGGCAGCATCAGTGAAATTCTGATCTGGAATACCGCGCTCACCAACGAGCAATACCGGATGGTTTATGACTATCTGGCGGCAAAGTGGGGTTTCCACTCCAAGAAGTTCGTGCTGTGTGCTGGCAACAGCCTGACATCTGGTACGAACAGCACCGGCGGCCCGACCCAGGCAACGTCTGTGACCGGAACCAACTACCCAAGTGTGCTGTGGAGCCTGTTGGGCGCCAATAACTACGACGTCCGCACGGATGCATTCCCTGGGCGAACCACCGACCAGATGCTTTCCGGGACGCCAGCCTTTGGCGACCTGTTTTGGCTCCCGGCGGCCACGCCAAAGAATATCTGCGTGGCATGGGAAGTAACCAACACGCTTGCGACAAGCTCCAGCAGCGCAGCGGCCTATGACAAGATCGTCGCCTACTGCAAGGCGCGACAGGCGCGCGGCTACAAGGTGGTGGTAGCTACTTGTTTGCCTCGCCTTGGCAGCTACGCGGGGTTTGGAGTCGACTATTTTGCTGTTAACGGCCTGATCCGAGACAACTACGCGAGCTTTGCCGATGGGATCGCAGACGTAGCTTCTGACAGCCGCTTGAAAGACCCAACAAACCTGACGTATTTCGCTGCCGATCAAATCCATTTGACCGATGCCGGGTATGCAATCGTCGCGGGCATCATCGCCCCAGTTGTGGCTAGCCTGTAATTAGGCAGTCACAGCGCCAATACTGAATACGGAGCCGCGCATGCTTACCGATCAGCAAAAGTCGGACGCCCGCCGCTATGCCGGCTACCCGATGCAGGGTGACGTGACGCTCGATGACCGCCGCGACACCGCATGGGGCTGGGTGGCTCCGATGATTTGGCAGACGCTGAATCACCGGCTCGACAGCCTGCGCCCGGAAGAGATCGTCACGATGACGGCCTTCCTGACCAAAATCGCAGGCCTTGAGGCTGATGTGCTGTCGTCTACCGAGAACCTGGACACCGACCAGGCTGCCGTCTGGGTGCACAACAAGAACGAGGTTTCGGACAGGATGAGCCTGTATCGGATCTGGCGCCGCGAGTTGTGCGGCTTCCTCGGTGTTCCGCCAGGCCCGTCGCTGGGCAATGGCGGGATCAGTATGGCCAGGGGGTGACATGGACGGCACGAAGCTCCAGGCCAAGATTTACATCGGTTACGGCAAGGCAGCCAAGCGTATCGGTTTCGACTACCAGCAATTTCGCGCCACGAGCGCCAGTAACCCGCTGTCGTCAACCGCTTTGCAGACGCTGCCTGCGTCGTTCACCACGAATTTCAGCTACTCCGCGCCGAACAAGTACGGCGAGGCGACATGGCTTGGCCTGTTTGACGCTCGCGAGTTTGAGGTTGGCGACTTCCTCGTCGGTCGACAGGGAACATTCTTTGTCGCCGCCATGCAGGACACGTTGCCGATCTACTGCGTTCAGGCGAACCGCGTCGTTAGCGTGCTGCGTGATGTCCAAGATCAGAGTGTTGGCCTTGGCGCGTACTCAGGTGGTACTCGGGCAACTGAGACCGCGCTCATGCAGGGCTGGCCAGCCAGCATCTTGCAGGGCACGAAGGGCGAGACAAACGACGCCAAGCTGCCGCTGGACGTGAAAACGCCGTGGTGGCTTATCCTCATGCCCGCTTGGCCTGGCATCGTCCTGCGTACCAGCGACGTGATCCGGTGCGAGCTGGGCCGGAAATACGTGATTTCGAGCGCTGAACTGACCGATATGGGCTGGCGCATTACCGCAATGCAGGCGCAGGTGTGATATGGCGAGTCTGACCGACGTACTGAAGCAGGTCGCGGCCCAGATCGCGGCCATCGTCTACCCAGGCGGGACCGGGCAGCCAAGCGTTGCCGGGTTCCCTACCCGGGTTTACCCAGGATGGCCTGTGCCCGAACAGCTTGAGGCCGACCTGGCCGCAGGGGTTGTGCACATCAGCGTGTACTCGCACGGCAAGGACCGAAGCACCACCCGCTATCTGGGTCGCTCATGGATTCCGCTGACGGCGCCGGCTCACACGCTTGTCATGACTGTCTCGGGATCGGTTGTAACCCTCTCCGGCACGATCAGCGCCCAGAACATCATGATCAACCTGAACGGCACCAGCTATGTCTATGCCGTGCAGCAGTCGGACACGCTCACGAGTGCAGCCACGGCGCTTGCGTACCTGATCCCTGGCGCGACTAGCGCTGGCCCGGTTATCACGCTCACGGGCGCCCATGGTGTCTTTGCCAGGGTCGGAGGCTTCGGTACTGCCTACAAGGAGACGAAACGCCAGGAACAGCCGGTGCAGATAACGGTGTGGGCAAACAGCCCGCAGGCGCGTGACGCAGTGGCAAGCCCGCTCGACTCTGCGCTGTCCGACAGCAACAACATCTCGTTCATTGACGGCTCGTTCGGTGTGATTACCGGCAACGGCCAGCTGATGACCGACCAGCTCCAAAAGGCCGACCTGTACCGGGTAGACCTGTTCTACATCATCGATTACGCAACAACACAGACGCTACAGGCCGCTGAAGTCATTGCGCCGGTGCTGGAAATCGACAACGCCCAGACCGGGCTTCCTGAAATCATTCGAAACCCTTGAGGCCCACCATGAGCGATACCCCAGACGTCCCGGCTGTGAAGACTAAGTCGGCCCCGTACAAGCTGGTCGTAAAGTTTGCGTTCGCTGACTACCAGGTCGGCCAAGAAATCTCCGATACCGCTGAAGTCGCCGCCGTCCTGGCCGGCGATTGCGACGGCAAGGTCCTGAAAGTCGCCAACGCCTAACAAGCGAAACCCACACACAAGAAGCCGCCCACTGAGGCGGCTTTTTCATTAGGAGGACGCCATGCCCATTTACCCGGCAGGCAGCTTGAACACGGCGGCACTTCAGGCCCCGGATCTCTACATCCAGATCGTTCCACCGAAGACGCGCTACATCAACGGTGTGGCCACTGACATTCTGGGCATTGTCGGCATTGCTGACTGGGGCCCGGTAAACAGCGCCACTCTGATCGGCTCGCCCGGTGATGCATCGCAGAAGTTCGGCACCCAGACCGTGCGCAAGTATGACCTCTGCACCGCTATCGCTGTGTCGATCCAGATCGGCGCATCGAACATCCGCGCCGTGCGCGTGACTGACGGCACCGACACCGCGGCTACCAGCACGCTCAAGGACACTGCCGCTGCTACTGGTGCAACCCTGACCGCGTTCTACACCGGCACCCTGGGCAACTCGCTCAGCGCGACCCTGGCCACTGGTTCGGCAGCATCGAGCTGGAAGCTGACTATCTCGCTGCCAGGCGTATCGCCGGAAGTGTTCGACAACATCACCGGTTCCGGTCTGGCGCTGTGGCAGAACATCGTCAGCGCAGTGAACAACGGCCAATCCGGCGTTCGCGGTCCTTCGCAGCTCGTCGTAGCCACCGTCGGCGCTACTACGCTGGCCCCGGTCGCACTGACCCAGACCGTTGCGTTCACTTCCGGCACATCCGGTAATACCACTCTGACCGACGCTGTTCTGGTCGGCGTGGACGGCGTTATCGGCTCCGCCCGCAAAGGCATGTATGCGCTGCGCGGTACCGGCGCTCAAGTCGCCAACTTGGTAGACGTCACCGACAGCACCCAGTGGCCAACCATGCTGACCTACGGCCTGTCCGAAGGTTGCTACCCGGTAACTCAGGGCGTTGCCGGTGCTTCCTACACCACCGTCGCTACCGCGCTGACGACCGCCGGCTGTGACAGCTACGCGCTGAAGGTTATGTGTGGCGACTGGGTCTACTGGCAGGACCAGGTGAACGGTCAACAGCGCATGATCGCGCCGGCCACGTTCGCCGCCGCCAAGATCGCCGCCCTGTCGCCTCACCAGAATGCCCTGAACAAGCCGATCACCAACGCGGTATCGACTCAGCGCAACCTGGCCCAGCAGCCGTACAGCATTGCTGAAATCGGCGCGATCAACACCGCGCGCCTCGACGTCATCACCAATCCATGCCCAGGCGGCAGCTACTTCGGCCACCGGTCCGGACTGAACTGCTCCAGCAACTCGGCGGTTAACGGCGACAACTACACCCGGATGACCAACTTCATCTCGCTGACCATTGCCGCCTCGTTCGGCGGTGTGATCGGCCAGCTGCAAACTCCGGATGTGCGCCGTACCACCAAGTCGACCATGGAAAGCTTCCTCCAGACGCTGGTGCAGCAGGGGATGATCGGCGACGTCAACGGCGGCCCGGCCTTCTCGGTGCAGATCGATGCCGCAAACAACCCGGATGCCCGCGTGGCCCTGGGCTACATGCAGGCTGATGTGCAGGTCAAGTACCTGTCCGTGATCCGCTACTTCCTCGTCAACCTCGAAGCCGGTCAATCGGTCTCGATCGTTGCGTCCGCCACCCCCCGCGCCGCATAAGCGACGAAACCACTATCAAGCCCGGCCTAGAGCCGGGTTTTTCGTTTGGAGAACGCCATGCAAGGTGGATACAACACGGGGAAAGACGTCGCGATCGACATCAACACCCCATACGGCCCGATCCGGCTGCCGAAAATCATGAACTTCGACGCCAAGCCGAAGGTGACCAACAACGAGATCACCCCGCTCAACGGCTTGACCGACGAGTTGATGATCCCGAAAGGCTGGTCCGGCACCTTCGAAGCCGAGCGCGTCGACTCGACCCTCGATGACTGGTGGGCGCAGTTCGAAAGTGACTATTACGCCGGCGTCAACCAGAACCCGGCAACCATCACCGAAACCATCCAGGAAGTCGGCGGCGGTGTCACTACCTGGCGCTACACCCACGTAATCCTGAAGTTTGAGGATGCCGGCAAGAAAGAAGGCGACAAGACGATCCGTCAGTCGATGTCCTTCACCGCCCGCCGTCGCCTCAAGGTTTGACCCTGTTTGCATGGCAGCCCGGCTCGCAGGGCGCGGGACTCGTCACCCCGCACGCCATGCTCCTTGACGACTCACTGACCAGAGGCTTTACCCATGGCTAAATTGACCGTTACCGAATCCGCTGCACCGGTCCACGTTGACCAGAAACCCAAGTTCACCACGATTCAGGACAGCCGCGGCCGTACCATTCAGCTTCGTAAGCTGGGCCCGCTGGAGCAAGGCCGAATCGTTATGGCCGTCGGCGGTGATATCGCCGGCAACCAGACCTACATGTCCGGCTTCGCACTGCCTGCCGCCATGGTCGTCTATATCGACGACACCCCATTCGGCCTGCCGCAGACCAACAAGCAGATCGAAGCGGTGCTTCAGGAGCTTGGCGAAGAGGGTATGGCAGCCATCAACGATCACTTCGAAGAGAAGTACAAGGCTGCCAAGGCTGAAGCAGATGCCAAAGCACTTAAGGAAGGGCTTAGCGCCGAGCAGGCCGCAGCAAAAAACTAGCAACGAACCCCGAGTTTCGCCGGGATTGTTGGCTGGTGAAAAACGGGGTTCCATTCGATCGCTTGTTTGAGTGCGGGCCGCTGGAAGACTACGAGCGCTTCGCCTTCTCCATCCTGTTCTCTGAATTTGAGGGATCTGGCGTCTGGAACTGGCACAGCATGCAGTTCGACAAGAAGGATTGATCCATGGACTTCAAAGACCTGGGCAGCCTGGCGCTGCATATGGCTGGGCAAGAGGCGGCGCTACTTGCCAGCCTGCACGCCGGGCTGGAGAAGTGCGCAAAGAGGGTGGAGCAGACCGCCAAGGCTGAGATCGGCCATTACCAGGCAGGTATTGGCCCTTTCCCGGCCTGGGCTGATCTTGCCGAGTCTACTGAAGAGCACAAGGCGAAGATGGGCTATCCAGCCGATGCGCCACTACTGGCTAGTGGCGAGATGCAAGGTAGCTTCACGCATACCACCAGCATCCTTGAGGCTGTCATCGGATCAACCGATCCCAAGATGGTCTTTCACGAGTTTGGAACGCCAAAAATGCCGGCGCGCCCAGTTATGGGGCCAGCACTGCTGACGAATAAGGAGTTCATCCGCCGCACGCTGGGCGCCGCGACGGTAGCAGGGTTGATCGGCGGCCAGGCGATCCACGCATCGCTTGGGTACGACGGCAAAATTTAGCGCTTATTTAGGAAGCCTTTAGGCATCCAAAAAGCGCTCTTTCCCTGAGTCGAAACCCAGATTGAATGGGAGTCCTCTGGGTTGTTCATAATCAATACGTTCTGCTTATTTTTGCCTATCTCGCACCTTTGAAGCGCCTCGTCAAAAGTTGAAACTTTTGCCTTGGATCGCAACGTGGCGATTAGCTCGCCATTCTCACCCTCAAGCTCTGGATCCCCAGTCTCTGGCGAGATGTTTGGCAGCTTCCCGGTTAGTTGATACATAACGGCCGCAATACCAATTGCTGTGTTTGTGTATTCAGAAAGCTCTCTAGTCTGGCAAGCGTAGAAAAAATCACTTTTTGTCGAGTATGTGACTGCTTTATCGCCGGGGTTGCATGTTGCGACCAGGCAAGTCTTGCTCATATCCGCAGCGCTAGCCATTGAAGCGGCAGTTATAGACAGCAGAAAAATCCATTTATTCATAGTTCACCCGAAAAGGACTGAGTAGAGGACGACTGCGACGACTGCCAGCGCGCCGCCGGCAAAGATCATCACCAGGCTGCTGAGAGTGAACACGAGTAGGCCCGTCTGGATACCCATTCCCTGACGCCTCGGCGCCTCCATCGCGTCCACGTCATGAATCCGGCCATTCACCCACTGATACGTGCGCTGATTATTTGCCATGTGATCCAACACCACAAAAGGAAAGCTCATTATGGCATTTGAGGCGTACTCCGTCGCTGTCAAGCTGTCGTTGATCAACCACGTAAGTGCTGGCATGGCCATGATCAGCAAAAGCCTGGCCTCCACCGGTGGCGACGTCGACAAGCTGAATGCCAAGCTGGCATCGATCGGCAAGCAAGGCGCAATCGGCGCGGCGATGTTCGCCGGCGGCCTGGGCCTGGCCTCGATGCTCAAGGGGCCGCTCGATGAAGCGAAGAAATTCCAAAACGAGACGGAGCGCTTCCGCTCGCTCGGCCTGGGCGACAAGGTCACCGCCGACGCGGTGAAGTTTGCCAGCGGCATGAACACTTACGGCACCAGCATCCGTGAAAACCTGGGGCTGCTGCGTGACGCTCAGACTGTTTTCGGCGACTTCCACGAAGCGCAGATGGTGACTCCGCTCCTGGCGAAGATGAAGTTCGCCAACGCCGCGCTCTACGGCGACGAGGGCGGCGCCATGAAGGATAAGGCCTTCATGGACATGCTGAAGGTCATCGAGCTGCGAGGCGGCCTGGCCAGCGAGCAAGCATTCTACAAGCAAGCAAACATGGTTCAGCAAGTTCAGACGGCGACCGGCGGCCGAGTCGGCGCTAACGAATTCCTGAACTTCATCAAGACTGGTGGTGTGGCAGCCAAGGGCATCAAGGATGAAAACTTTTACTATGGGATGGAGCCGCTGATCCAAGAGATGGGCGGCCAGCGCGTCGGCACCGGCCTGATGTCTGCCTATCAGAACTTGGTACAAGGCCGCACCACCCAGCGCGCAGCCAACGAGCTGATGCGTATCGGCATGCTTGATCCGAAAATGGTCGATTACGACAAAATCGGAAACATCAAGCAGGTTAAGCCTGGGGCCGTTAAGGGCGGTGATCTGATGATCGCCGACCCTATGAAGTGGATGCAGACAGTAATGCTGCCCGCATTTGCGAGCAAAGGCATTACAGGGCGCCAAGACGTGCTTAACGAGATAGGCGCGATTTTTACCAACAGGACTGCCTCTCAGCTCTATTCAACGATGTACACGCAACAAATCGCAATGGCAAAGAACTATAAGCTGAACAGCGGGGCCGCCGGCATCGATGAGCTCGAGAAGAACGCCAAGAACACCCTGACGGGTAAAGAAATCGAGCTGGGTAAGAAGTGGCTCGATCTGCAGCTCAAGCTCGGCGACGTGATCCTCCCGCTGGCTATCAGGGCCGTGGACGGTCTCAATAACGCCATCAAGAACCTGACCGTCTGGATCGACGCCAACCCCGGCAAGGTCAAGGCGCTTACATACGCATTCATGGGATTGTCGGCATTCCTGATCACCGGCGGCCTGATCAACATGGTCATTGCTGCCGGCCGCGGGTTCTTCCTGCTGGGCCAGGCGATGATGTTCCTGGGCGGTCGGGCTTTGGCTCCGCTGATCCCGTTCATTGCCAGGATGGGAACCTACCTGGTGATGTTCATCATGAACGCAGGAAAGGCCGTGATGTTCCTTGGCCGCGCGCTGCTCATGAACCCTATCGGCCTGGTCATCACTGCTATCGCCGCCGCGGCGTTCCTGCTTTGGAACAACTGGGCAGAGATCAGCGGAGCGCTGAAGCTGATGTGGGGAGACATGAAGACAGGCTTTGTTCAGCTGTTCCATGGCGACATCGGCGGGGCCTTCAAGTCCTTCGCGCTGGTGTTCATGACAGGCTGGCAGACGATCTTCAATACGCTGATTGCCGGGGCCAACGCCATCCTGCCGGCGTCGATGCAGATCTCGAAGACCACGTTCGCCGACGACTACCGCAACAGCGGCAAGCCCAAGGAAGCGTGGTCACCAATGGTCGCACCGGTGCCGAGCAAGCAATCAGGCGGTGGCGAGCAGAACATCAACCTGTACTTGGATGGCAAGAAGCTGACCGACGTAGTCATTCAGCGGGCAGCCAAGGAAGCCATGCGCCCGCGCACAGGCACCCAGGGCTTTGACCCAAGCCGCAGCATGTTGATGCCTGGCACCCCCAGCACAGCCTTACCAAGGGGATAACCGATGAGCTTCACTGAATTCCTGGACAACTTTGCTCCGGGCGGGGACCCCTTTGCCACACGCCTGATAGTGGGCGACGTGGAATTCACCGGTCTTGAGGTTCCTCCATCCTTAAAGCTTGGTGCAAAGCAGCAGTTGGTGGTACATAAGCTGGTAGGCGGCAAGCGGATTGTTGATGTGCTCGGCGTGGACTACGACAACCTGTCGTGGTCTGGGTGGATGACCGGTGCGACGGCGGGGGAGCGGGTCACCGCACTTGAAACCCTGCGTAACGTCGGTGCGCCACTGGCGTTCAGCATTGACGGCTACTACTACAGCGTGGTCATCCAGTCTTTCAACCATGAGTTTGAACACGTCTATCGGCGCTACTACAGCATCGACTTGCTCATTGTAGAGAGCCTTGACACTCCGATCACCGAAAACGCACTGGCTGGCACCCTGGATGCGCTGATCAACAGCGACGTTGGCGAATCGCTTGGCCTGGCCAGCATCATCAACTCCAGCGCGGTCAGCACGGCGATCGACACCGTGAAAAGTGCCGTTTCGCAGGTGCAGGGCTTCGCCAACGCAACTATCGACACGATCCAGACGGTTATCCGGCCGCTCGTTGCCGCGCAGGCGGTCGTCCAGTCGGTAATTGCCCAGGTAGGGGCGTCGGTGAACGACATCACGACCCTGGGCGGCCTGGTTCCAGGCAACCCGGTGGCGCGCGCCGCCAACAACGTCCTGCGCCAGAGCGCCGCACTGACCCAGCTCGCGCCGCTGTATCAGATGCAAAGCGTGCTTGACCGGATGCAGAAGAATGTCCTGTCCGGGCCGCTGGCCAACGGCACGTCGAGCGTCACCACCAGCAACAGCAGCTTGCAGAAAGTCGCAGCCGACGCCTATGGCGACCAGTCCAGATGGACCGAGATCGCCGCGGCTAACAGCATCACCGACCCGCGCCTCGACGGCATCCAGACCATCAAAATCCCAGTAGGTGAATAAGTGGACCTGAATACCAAGGAGACGGAGCAGCTTGTCCGGCAGGTGGCCGGCCGCCTGCTGCTGAACGGTGTCCATGTGCCGTTCTACTCGTTCGATGTCGACAGTAACGCCTTCTACTCGGCCGATACTTTCTCGGTCGTGTTGGTGATGAGCGACCTTCCTGCGCCGTACAACACCATGAATTGGTGGGGCTCGCAGACCTCGATTGACGTCTCGATCTGGGCCGGCCTGATCAATCAGGGGATGCAGGACTGGAAGGAGCTGATCGTCGGCGCCGTGGATCACCTATCTATCCACCCGGCGAAGTTTGAGGTCTCTATCAGCGGACGGGACTACACCAGCCGTTTCATCGATCACAAGACCAACGAGAAATTCGCCAACATGACCACCAGCCAGGTGGCCACGTTGCTTGCTACCCGGCGCGGCCTCAAGCCGGTCGTCACCTCAACCACAACGCAGGTCGGCGGTATCACCAAGTGGGACCATGCGCACGTCACTGACGAGCGCACCGAGTGGGATGCGCTGGCCTATTTCGCCGGTCTTGACGGGTTCCAAGTCTATGTTTCAGGAAATGAGCTGCACTACGAGCCGGCGCTCGACCCGCAGACCACCGACCAGTACGTGATCCGCTGGGTTCAGCCGAATGCCTACCACTACCCGCAGTCGAACACGGCCGACGACATCACCTTCGAGCGTGATCTGACGCTGGCCCTTGGCGTGACAGTTCAGGTCATCTCCTACAAGGATGGGAATACGGTCACCGCGACGTACCCGAACAACTCAGCCAAGGGTATTTCGCCAGGCCAATCCACGTCGAAGCGCCAGGTCTACGAGATCAAGCGCAATGGCCTGGACAAGGCCCAGGCGGTGCAACTGGCCCAGAAGATCCACAAGCAAATCACCGACCATGAAATGCGCATGTCCTGCTCAATGCCGGGCGACAACCTGCTCATGCCGAACACTATCGTGCGCCAGGAAGGCACGGGCTCCGGGTTCGATCAGCTCTATTACGTCGATGCGGTGCGCCGCTCGATGAGCTTTGACGCCGGCTACACAATGAGTCTGACGGCCAAGAACCATAACCCAAACTCACTGGTGCAGCCATGATCGACAACCTCATGAATGCGGCCAGGCAGCGCCTCGGCGATGACGGCACTGGCCCACGCACCGGGACCATCACCAGCTACGACAAAGACAATGGCGCCGTGAAAGTCGCCATCCAGCCCGAAGGCCGCGAGACGAACTGGATCAAGCTGGACTGTCCAGGTGTCGGCAACGGCTGGGGCGTGCAGATCGGCCCGCAGATAGGCGATGAGGTGACGGTTTCGTTCGATTCGTCAGACCCGAACCTCGGCAAGGTAACTGCGCGCCACACCAACTCGCTGAACCTGCCGATGCCAGTGCCTTCTGGGGAAATCTGGATGGTTCACCAGTCCGGCTCCCTGCTCAAGTTCAACTCCGACGGCACCGTAACGCTGCATTCCGCTGTAGCAATCAGCTATGACGCCCCGGCCCACCAGTTTACGGGCGGCCCGGTAACGATGGATCACACCCTCACCGTTACCGACTCGACCGGCATAGTGGTCACCGGCGGCGACGTCAAAGCCGACACGATCAGCTTGAAACTTCACAGAACGAGTCTGGTGCAGCCCGGCACCGGAACCGGCGGGGCGCCCACACCATGAAAGACCTGAATCATTACGCCGGTGGCGACCTGTCGCTGTCGCCGACGGGCAGCCTCTCGACTGTGGAGGGCATCGAGCGTGGAAAGCAGCGAATCCTTCGACGCCTGATCACCAACCCCGGCGACTACCTATTCCACACAGAGTACGGCGCCGGCCTGGGCCGATACGTCGGCGCACTGACCAACATCCCCGAGATCATCGCCCTGATTCGCGGGCAGATCCTGCTTGAAGACTGCGTGGCGAAAAAGCCGGCGCCGATCATTTCTGTCTCGACTGACAACGAGACCCTTTCCGTGACTATCAGCTACACCGATGCGCCGCTTGGCGAGCCGGTTACGCTCTCGTTTGAGGTAAATCGCTGATATGGCATCGCTCAATATCAAGGACTTCACCACGCTGGTACGGGACCAGGTGACGGCGATCCAGGGCCGCGCCGCCGGTCTGGTTGACTTCACTATCGGCTCCCTGCTGCGCGCCTGCGCCGAAAGCAACGCCAGTATCTTGCAGTGGCTGCAGCAGTTGATCGTCACGCTGCTGGCAACCACGCGCGCCTCCACGTCGTCTGGCCCAGATCTGGATAGCTGGATGGCAGACTTTGGCTTTTACCGGCTGTCCGCGAGCTTCGCGACTGGCAGTGTCACTTACTCCAGGTTCACGCCTACGATCTCCGCTCTAGTTCCGATCGGCGCGATTGTGGGATCTACCGACGGCTCGCAGCAGTACACGGTCACGATCGACACGACCAACGCGATGTACAACGCCGGCCTTGGTGGGTATCTGATTCCAGCCGGTACGGCGTCTGCCACTGTCCCGGTGGTGGCGAGTACCGCAGGTGCTGCCGGGAACGCCCTGATCGGCACCGTCACGGTTATTGTCGGCAGTATCAGCGGAATTGACACCGTGGCCAACGGCGCGGTGTTTGCTGGCGGCGTTGATCAGGAGGAAGACACTCCATTCCGTGCTCGCTTCGTTCTCTGGGTGCAGTCTCTGTCGAAAGGCACGAAAGCCGCCATCCAGTACGCGCTGTCGTCCATGCAGCAGGGCGTCAGCTACACGCTGACCGAGAATCAGGACTACAGCGGCAATCTTCTTTACGGTTACTTCTATGCGGTGGTGGACGATGGTAGCGGGGCGCCACCCGGGTCATTTTTGGTAAACGCAGGTGCTGCTATCGAATCGGCCAGGGCATTCACTACGCGGTACGGGGTGTTTCCCCCGGTGCTGGTGACAGCAAACGTTGGGATGACGATTGCCACCGACTCCACGGTTGTGCATAGCGTTGTCGTTGCCCAGGTGGTCGCCGCGATTCAGGCTTACATATCCAGCCTGGCGCTAGGGCAAATCCTTCCCTATACGCAGCTCGCCGCAGTTGCATATGGCGTCACGCCGGCCATCACCAACGTTTCAGCGGTGCTTTTGAACGGAAGCACGGCTGACCTGGCCGCAACCAATAAACAGGTCATCCGACCAGGCACAGTGATGGTGGCTTAAATGAGTGTTGGCGACCAAAGCGACATGTTCGAACGGCTGAAAAGCCTACTCCCTCTCGGATGGTTCGCTGACAACAACCCGGTGCGCGATGCTTTGCTATGGGGTTACGCGCAGGCGCTGTCATGGGGCTTTACCCTCTATCTATACGCGCAGGCGCAGACCCGCATCAAGACGGCCACGGATGGATGGCTCGACATGATCGGGCTCGACTTCTTTGGCGGCGGCCTAATCAGGCTTTCTGGCCAGTTGGATGCAAGCTACCGCAGCCGAATCCTGATCAACATTTTCAGGGAGCGAGCAACACGGCACGGCATGGATCAAGTCTTGTTTGATCTCACCGGCCGCCGACCGCTGATTATCGAGCCAGCAAAACCTGACGACTGTGGATGCCTCGGGCTGACTCTTGGCCTTGGTGTTGCCGGGCCACTCGGCTCCACCAGCTGCCCCTATCAGGCCTTCGTGACCGCATACCGGCCGGCCGGTAACGGTGCCGCGAACTGGCCAGGGATAGCAACCAACTGGTTCGGCCTGTCCATGACCGCCGGGCTACTGCCGGCCGCCCAGCTTTTCCCTGAGATTTCCGACGCAGACATCGTCGCCGCTATCGAGGCGACCAAGCCATACGGCACCACGGTCTGGTACCGCATTACCAACTGAAATCATTCATTCGAATCTAGGCTCGCCATGTGCGGGCCTTTTTTATGGGGCACCCATGGACAGACAGATCGTATATCCAGGCCAGATCCTGCCTGAAACCTCGCTTTTGCAGATGGCAAAAGACGCCATGATCGGTAGCGCCAAGCTCGCCGCCGCCATGCTCGGGACCAGCACCATTGCCAATGGCTTTGCCGTGACCCCGACCGGTCCCGCTTCGCTGCAGATCGTTGTTGCGCCTGGCGAGATCTACAGCCTCGCCAACATTGACTCGCTGGCTTTCTCCACGCTGCCGGCCGACACCACGCATTCGATCCTAAAACAGGGGATCATGCTGGACGGGGTGACGCTGAGCTGCCCGGCGCCGACCACCACAGGCCAGTCGATCAACTACCTGGTGCAGGTGACCTACCAGGATCAGGATGCGGCGCCTGTCCTGCTGCCTTACTACAACAGTACCAACCCAGCGCTGCCCTATAGCGGCATGGGCAACAACGGGCTGACCCAGAATACGTCGCGCAAGGGGGTCGCGATCGTGCAGGTCAAGGCCGGCGCGTCGGCCGCAACCGGCAGCCAGGTAACGCCAGCTCCAGATAGCGGATACGTAGGGCTGTATGTGGCCACAGTGGCTTTCGGCCAGACCACAATCACCTCCGGCAATATCACCCAGTACGCAGGCGCGCCACTGCTCCCATCGGGCGTGCTGCAGTCAATTCAGGGCGGCAATACCACCTATGCCCTTGACATCGGCACTGTTAATGCTTGCGCCGCGACATTCTTCCCTGCCATTACTTCGCTGGTCGACGGCCTGACTCTGCGCTTCAAGGCTGCCAACAGCAATACAGGAGCGGCCACATTCAGTCCCAACGGCATCTCTGCGGCCCCAATCGTTGGCGGCAACCATGCAGCCCTACAGGGCGGTGAAATCGCAGCAAGTGGCGACGTGTGGGTGCAGTGGAACAACTCCATTGGCGGCGGGTCGTGGGTTCTTGTCGAGAGCAGTGGGGGCGGTCTGCAGGTGGCTTCCGCGACCAAGTCTCAGCACGCAACCAATGCCGGACAGGCCCAGATTCAAAGCGTGACAGCCTTTACGAGCGGTGGGGTTTCTACTGCGCTTACACTTGCGCCCGTACCGGCAATCACTGCTTATGCTGCAAACCAGCGGTTCCGAATTAAATTCGGCCTGGCAAGCACTGGCTCTGACACGCTGAACATTTCCGGGCTTGGAGCGAAGAGCATCAAGCAATACGACCCTAACGGCGCCAAGGTTGCCGCTGTGTTTGCTGCAAATCAGCTTGCTGATGTCGAGTATGACGGAACTGATTTTGTGCTACTCGATCGATTGCCAATTTTGCCTCAAGCGACAGAGACCGTTTTGGGTGGCGGCAAGATTGCAACACAGTCTTTGGCGAATTCTGGTCTTGATGATTCCACCATCATGACTCCACTGAAGACTGCAAAATCAGCGCCATCTGTACGCGGCGCTTACAGCAACCTTATTGTTTCCACTACTGGGGCAAGCGCTACCGTAACAATCACCGCAAGTCAGATTGTGTTGCAGGGCGCATCAGGTGCGGCATCTACCCTAAAGTCACTTAGCACTAGCGCTTCCACGGCTGTTTCAGGGGTTGGCGGTTTAGATACTGGGACTATCGCAATAAATACCTGGTACAGCGTTTGGGTAATTTATGACCCTGTTCTTGGTAATATCTCCGCACTTCTGTCTCTTTCAGCCACCTCACCAACTATCTCTTGGTCTGGAGATATCCGATATGCCCGCGTCGGATGGATTTTGACAGATGGCTCGGGCAATAAGTTTCCGCTAAACATGCTTCAGGCTGGTAATCGAGCGCAGTGGAAGATCGGAGGCAATGTCTCTGCAACCCGCAGTATGGCATCTGGAGTGCAGGGAACTCCTACAACCCCGGCAGCATTTATAGCTGTCGGTGTTTCTTCTTTTGTTCCTCCAACCGCCATTGCAATCTCCTGCACAATCCACGTACAGGCTGGCACTGCTGGGGTTATCGTCGCGCCAAGTAACGCCTATGGCGGGTATGACTCGAATACAAACCTGCCGCCATTGGCAGTATCAACGCCTGGCGCTACTTCTCTTAACACAAACTGCAGCGCCCTTATGATCCTTGAGTCAACCAATATTTACTATGCGAGTAGCAGCTCTACTGGGCAGCTTGTCGCGAACGGGTGGGAGGACAACCTATGATGTTTGCTGTTAGAGACGATGGGCTTGGTTGGCGAGCAATTGATAGTGCTGATGATGTAGGCCATGGCGAGACATTAGCTACTGAGCTACCGCCCCCTAGCTCGCAATACGAAGCAGAAAAAGAAAAGGCTTGGCGAGACAGTGAAATTGTAAGGGTTAAATGGGTCAGAGAGCGTCATCGGGATGAGTCCGATTTAGGCGCAGTCACGACACTTACAACTACTCAATTCACTGAGCTTTTGGCTTATATCCAAGAGCTGCGTGACTGGCCTGAGTCTTCAGACTTTCCCAAGACCGAGAAACGTCCTAAGCCCGCTGCTTGGATACCCGCGTAGGAAATATAAACTTCACTCACGCCAAAATATAGTGGCCGTATATCTTCGGCCAAGAAGGTAAACAATGACTCTTTGGTATGGCAAGATTGATGCTGTAGATATATGTCCGATGCCAGATGATCAGCCATGGGACGCTCACCCACCTACCTGGATGTTGATGGCATCTCCTTGGCCTGATACGAGGCCGGATCGCTTTGGCGATTGGTATGCGCGGGCTTCTGGCGAATGGGAGTGGGTAAAATATCCCGATCCTCCGTTTCCAGTAGTTTTCCATGAGGGCAAGCTGAAGAACGCCGACACGATGATCGAGATTGCCATTGAAATGCTGCCAGGGGACATCGCTGCACGATTGGCCGCACTCGAGGCCGCTGCTTTCCCGCCAACCCCGTAACTTTGATGCAGAGGCCGCCTTAGGGCGGCTTTTTTGCGTCTGGAGAAAACCAAAATGCTCAATATCACCAAGGCGATATGCCAGTGGGGGTTTCTGCTCGCATGCAATATCGTCGTCGACCTGATCGGATTGTTTGTTGTGGCGATCGCCATTCCATTTCGGGTCAATGATGTTAGCAAGAGCGATGGCCGACCAATCGTCAACCTGCCGAAGTGGGTGTGGCTTTTCGGCAACGACTACGACGGCCTGCTGGGTGACAAACGTGGTTGGTGGGCTGAGAACACGCCATTCGGCTGGAAGGTCAACTCGTTCATGGCGATGTGGTGGTGGGCGGCGGTGCGTAATCCGGTCAACAACATGCGTTTTGTAAAGCTGTGGCAGGCGCCGATCAAGGGCAGCACGATCACCTATGTCGGAGACTTCAACGTCAGGGATCACACGGGCGAAGCTGGCTGGCAGTTCGTGACCACCGAGAACGACGGCAAGCGTTGGTATGGGTTCTACCTGGTTCACCAGTGGAGCTAGACGCGCGCCTTCGTGATCCGCCTGGGCTTCAAGGTCCAGCCGAAAGACGCCGGTGCCGACGACGATCCGGTTGGCATGACTACGAAAATCAACTTCTACAAGGCGATCTGACATGCCCATCACAGCGCAGCAGCTGCTGCAGATCACACCGAACGCAGGCCGCAATGCCGGCGTTTTTGCATCTGCACTGAACCTGGCCATGGAGCGGTACCAGATCAACACCAAGCTCCGGATGGCGGCGTTTATCGCCCAGGTCGGCCATGAGTCGGGCCAGTTCCGGTATGTGCGCGAACTGGGTGGCGATCAGTATCTGAGCAAGTACGACACCGGCACGCTGGCCAAGCGTCTTGGCAATACGCCAGAGGCTGACGGTGATGGGCAGAAGTACCGCGGGCGCGGCCTGATCCAGATCACCGGGCACGACAACTACCTGGCGTGCAGCAAGGCACTGTTTAATGATGACCGCCTGCTGCGCACTCCCGAGCTGTTGGAGCAGGCCGAGTGGGCGGCGAAGTCTGCGGCGTGGTTCTGGAACTCCCGCGACCTGAACAAGTTGGCCGACGCTGGGTCGTTCGAAATGATCACGCGTCGCATCAACGGAGGCGTCAACGGCTTGGCCGAGCGTGTTGCCTTCTATAACGCTGCGTTGAAGGTGCTGGCATGAACGCGATCTTGCTGAAAGCACTTCCTTATATCGCTGCGCTGCTGATCGGCGCCACAGGTGCCTGGATGTGGCAGGCCAACAGCTACGGCAAGATCATCGCCGACAGCAATGCAAGCCATCAGGCCGATCTAACCAACATTGCCAATGCAGGGGCCGCCCAGGCCCGCCAGGCGCTCGAAAAGCAGCAGCACGCCGAACAAGCGCTTGCCGACCTTGACCAGAAAGCCCAGAAGGAGAAGACCGATGGCATCGCTGAAAATGAAAAATGGCGCGCTGCTGCTGCTGACACTGCTCGCCGGCTGCGCATCGCGGGAAGTTGTCGTTCCGGTGGCGGCGACGTGTCCAGGCCCGCCAGCGCCTCCGGCCTGGGCGATGCAAGTACCATCGAACTCTCTGCGGCTGCTGGATCAACTGTTTTCGATATCCGCGCCGGTATCATCGCCGATCAAGCAGCCCTGAAGGCGTTACAGTCGTATGTGATGAACGTATGTCGATAGGTGATTGTGTTCGTTCGGCAGAACGCCGGGGGAAGGTGGGACAATCCTGGGACACTGGATGTCCCATATATCGCTGTATGAATACACAGCATGTTTTACAAAAGCCTAATGAATACAGTTACTTGATCGTAGAGGCCCAATGAAATATGAGGCCGCTAACGGATTGCAAATCCGCCTACGCCGGTTCGATTCCGACCTCGGCCTCCACTCTTAGAAACCCCGTAGATTAGCGTCTACGGGGTTTTTTATTGTCTGCGATTTGGTCATCGCTTCCGCAACCCTACCTTTTTTCGGGAAATTTAAGATGCCGTTATCGGTATGCCTCTCCGCGATTGGACGTGGGATTGTGCTCGATACCAAGGAGCCTGAGCGTCTACTAACGGCCGATTGTGTTGAAAAAGTCGGTCCTTCCAGACTGCCCGCATTCTGGTTGCTGAAAACGCCTTTTTTACGCGCAGCTACGCGAGATCTGAGCCTGGAACCCTCTGCTCATATAAAAGACTTCAATCTCAAGCGCGTACTTTTCTGCCGTGGAAACCATGGTCGACTTTTTCAACACAATCGGCCAAAAGCGGACCTTGCCATAAGAATGTCAACCTACTTGGTTTGACGTGCTTCTGCATTTAGCCCGCTCTCTCGCAACCTCTATAAGCAGAAACCTATTTACCGACAAGCCTGAGGAAAGGTACTCTTGAAACGCTATTGACCTATAGTGCGTCGATGTACGTCCGTTTGGTAGCAGACAAAAAGCTATTTGACTTTTTCACATATTTTTAGAACATGAAGGGACGCGTATGCTTGTTCTTATCTTAATATTCATTATTGCAGCTCTGTCGTTTTTTCTATATGCACACATTTGGTCAGCCCGCGAAGGACGCAAAGCTCATTTGGTGCACGCGGCAGCAGTTAGTGCTCATGCTTCAAATGCTCCAGTTGAAGTACCGCAAGGTACAACTGCCGCAGCATCTAGTTTTTTTCAACTATACGGGACGACGCCAAAAAAATATGAATCCATAACTAGTCCTGTAACCTATGCGGGATATGTAAATTTAGATCATGAAGAAGTCATCACAATTGTATTTAGGCATAGGTCTGGACTTACAGTGACAACCCATACTTTGTCGTGTCAATTTGGTAACGACCTTGTTTCTCTTATACAGAAAGCTCAGTACCTAAAGCATATACTTAAAATGTACTTAGAAAACTACAAGGAAGACGTGGGAAATGCTCAAATAAGTTTCAATGATAGCAAGGCCCAAAAAATAATGCGACTTAGGAATTGGCTGGAAAATGAAACGGTCTGGGAAGAAAAAAACAAATCCGACGAAGACTTAGTCATAATTAATAAGCTGGTGCTCGGAAGTGCTACACAGATGGGGCATCCAAAAGTAAAAAGAATACCAGCAGAAATATTTGCCATGGAAAATCTAGAGGATCTCCATCTGCAATACAATGACCTTGAGTCATTGCCGTCAACGGTATGCAATATAGCCACATTAAAAAAATTAAGGTTGGGTGGAAACTCCCTTGAGTCGCTACCTGCAAGCATTAAAAACTTAAAAAGATTGGAGCTTTTGACACTTTGGTCAAATAATCTTAAGTCTCTCCCTGAAGAAATTGGCGAGCTGGTTAACTTAAAGGCACTAAATATTTCTGACAATGCCGACCTTAACCACCTGCCAGATAGCATAATTCGACTTACCAATCTTGAAGAGTTTGAATGGTATGGTTCAGGAGAACATAAACTGACGGTACAGCAGATAGGATGGCTAAAATCTTTGCGTGTTAAAGGTTGTCGAATTGATTTAAATGACGATGGTGCTCTGGACGCCTAAGACCCGTGTGGCAAAAGCAAAAAGCACAGCTTACTCTGGAGTAGCGCGTATTGATTTTAGTCAAAAAACCTCACCTGGGAACCCTGTCCGACATAGATTAACCGGTCATAAATGGCCGGTTTTGACCAAAGGCTGCTACCTACTAGCTACTGTTTTCAACCTATAGTTGCCGATCAGAAGTGGTAGAGTTAGGCCAGAAAAATTTAGTGATTTGGTTAACTAACTGCTGTGCTTGCCTAATCTTTCGATAAAAAGGTCCGGCGTCACTCTGAGCTATGCTAGGCCTCTAGGATGTGCTCTGACAGCGTAATCGGATGTCTTATTTCAGCCGCTTCAAACGTGGTCGCGCTGGATTGTTTGTATTGAACGAATACAGTGCATATCCGAAGTGGTTTGAAGGTCGATAGCCACCAATGGCAGCCACGTGCCGAAACACATAGATGAATCCAGCCGATTGCTCGTTATCTTCAGGCACTCTCTGTCTTCCCTTCGGCATCAAGTGCAATGCTAGTCCGACTGTTATCAAGAAACTACCAACAATGACTGGTGGCAAGACGCTCTGAGTTCTGATCGTTATCGACTTGAAGTCGCCGATGTCAAAAAAGCCAAGAAAACAAAAGGCTATTCCGGCTACAAACGCAAACCCGGCGCGATACGTTCCAACGGCTTTGAGGATATCGAGGAGTTTTTCTAACATGCTATCTTCTAGCACTTTGAGCGGATTGGCTCGCGCGATCAGCAATGATCCTCAGCTAAAGGCTGCAGGGATTTTTCGGTCACTCTAAAAATTGAAGGTTGGCTTGTCGGACTTTTCCAGCATTGCGACGGTCTTCATGGAGAAATACAGGAAAATGTCATTCGAATGGTCTCTGATATAGAGTTGGGCAATTGGTATGACTTAGCATCGGTTTTTATTGCTATGACAGATTTTTTTGCAGTTCACCGTATACCTCCTTTGCACCGTCATCGGAGGTCTTGTCGTCGCATGACGCATGTGATTTATACTCCTTGCATTTCAATTCGCTCGATTGAGATCCGTCTGCAAACAAAAATCTATAGCTACCATCGCCCAGGCTGTTTGGGTCGCTAAAAACGCCCAAGCCGAACTTCACGCCATTTGATGTGATCAAAAAACTTACCACTGCTGATCCACTAACTATGAAACTGCCTCCTGGAAATCCACCAACCATCGGCCCGTTACTTGATATTGGGACGCTTGCACATTCCGGCTTATCCGAAATGCGCTCAAAGGCGGCTTTGTCCAGTCCTTTGATGATTACGGAAGACATGTCCGCGAAAGAAGTCGCTTTAATTAATTTATCGTATAATTCTGGATAATATTTTTATAGTCTTCGATCCCCGCTAGATTTACAACTCTCCGGTGAATCACATCTTTGCTCTCCCGACTAAGCGGCGCGGTGCTAATACCCTCCATTAAACTCTTAATGTCAGCCAGCGCCGTTTCCGACTTTCGTTGGTCTCCGGCTGCGCTCGCGCGGTCTCGTGAGGCTTCCTCCTCTATTCTTTTTTGCTTGTGTGCAGCCTCGTAGTCGGTCCACAGCGTCAGGCCCAGTGAACATGCCAACGCCAGTCCAGCCAAGACAACCCCACGACGACCCCACGACGGCCCCACACGGTTAATTTCTTTCGGCCCGTCTCTTTGTCTGTAATCGTGTATTCAAAAAACCAACTTCCAACGAACGCCGTGTCTACTGTGAGCATCCAGCTCAGGTACTTGAGTACAATCATTCACGTTATATTTATAGCCATTTTCTGTGATATTTAATTATAAGCAGGTGACGGAAGTTTAGTAATGCTTTCCGCCAGTCGTGTCGCATAACATTCGGTGTCCATGCATAACTCCTTGAGCACATAGAGATTAGCGACGAATCAGGTGCGCGATTTTCGATACGAAATAATTGGCAACGAGACTGGAAAACTCTTGAGCGCGTTCGGTTGGAATGATGCTGTCTCTCGGGATGTCCATTGACTGACACGCATGCTCGAAAGCATTGCTGGCTTCTCTTTCTATCAGTCGAGATTGACTGCGCTTATAGATGAGGCCGAATCCTTCATTGAGGGCTGCAGCATATGTTTCATCTGTCAGTGCTTGATTGGACCGGATTAGCTCTAGCTCATGGTCGGATAGGTTGAGGTCCACCCCAAGTTCGAGTTCGGAAGCGCTGGCGGGATTGAAAGCGTAAGTGGTATGTAAGGCGGGCCCATCATATTGCTCGCTCAGGATAATGACGATCCGCGACATTGAAAAATACTCAACATAGCCTAATAGTTTTCGCCTGTCGGGTAGGCCGACAACGCTTACACAGTTAAACGCATGAGTCGAAGGTCGATTGGCTACTAAGTCGCGCAAATAAAAATGAGCGTAGGGTGGCGTTACGGTAGCGCCCTTCAAGTACTGATTCGCCGTATCGCAAGACTTAGGACTCACTCCGGCAGCTGTTGCTAATGCAACCGCAGTTTTGACCATTGAACGGCCGGCTAGCTCTCCGCCAAACTGAGTAGAAAAAGTCACTGGTGACTCAAGAGGGGTCTCTGTTGCTGTCATTCGGCTCAAAAATGAATTCACGTCCACCTTCGAGTTTTTTCTAGCTAACTGTTTAACCATCTTGTGAGCGGTTGGCTTATCTCTTGCCGATATCTTTATTTTCAGGCCTTTCTCGTCTAGCTCGGTTCTATAAGTGGAATTCGGGATTGTCATGGTGCCGTCTGGCAGCAGGAGATAACTTTCCCCCTCGATAGTCTGAATCTTGATGCTCGGCGGAACTCCTCGTTCTCGATCAACACCATGCATCATCGCAAGTTGGGAAAACTGCTGCCAAATCTCTGCGTCCCAGCTATCGCCCGACCGGCTATTGCAATCGATGCAAATGAACGATCGAATCTTGCGTCGGCCACCGATTGAGTGGGGAATGATGTGCTCACGAGAATTGTTGGAACTGTCAATTTGCTTTTCGCAGAGGGCACAATAGCTGGTGTTGTCCATGGCTTTTCTCGAATAGTTATTCGCGCTTCTTCAAACAATATCACGAAGAGATAACGGCAAGCCGGATCTCAGAAGCGTTTGAGAAAACGCAATGAAACGAGCGCGAGTTAGGGAAAAATTAGGGCAAATTCGAGGCCGATGTAGTCCGCTGCAAGCCGTGGGTATCATTAATATTGCCGGATTCAACGGCCCTGAGCGGTCCTTACGAACACGCGAAGGGGTTCGAATCCCTATCCAGGAACGATGCAAGGAAGGCTTGATGCGACGAGCCGGAGGGCTAACCGACTGTAGGCGACAAAGCATAGAAAATCCATTCCGCAACCGAAATGCAGCCCCCCGATTTCAGGGGCCTCCGACGCCGCGTAAATATTGGCTATGCGGAATTGTATTTTATGTAACTAATTGATAAATAGAATAATATTCGTGGATTGCAAATCCGCCTACGCCGGTTCCATTCCGACCTCGGCCTCCACTCTTAGAAACCCCTTAGATTAACGTCTACGGGGGTTTTTATTGGCCGCGATTTGGCAATCGCGTCCGCAATTTTTTGGATCGCTTCGGCGGCCACACTTTTTTGTCGGCAAAAACGATACGCCATATGGGCGGATTCTCTTCGATTGGACGTGAGATTGTGCTCAAGGCTGAGGAGCGTAGGCGTCCGCCAACGGTCGATTCTGTTGAAAACCTCGGCGGCAGTTTTTGAGGCATCAAAGCATGCATCGAAGATTGAAATTTTGAATGTTGGCAGCGCCTTTAGGCTGAGATTTCACGTGGAAACGTACGGAAGAGGCGCTTTGATCGCCCCATTCCACCGTGTTCTGAAAAACCGACTGTTTCAACAGATTCGGCCAAGCGCGATCCGTGGACACCATGATGGCGAAATAGTAGCCTATGTCGCTGGTGAGCAAGAGAAAATCATCAGCCGATCACTTGGGATGATGTCGAGAGATGGGACCGAACACTGAAGACCTGATCTTCATTCTTGGGTCACCACGCTGCGGTTCGATCGGCGTCATCTGGCGTTCACTTATCTGCACCTCGAACTGTTCGTCCGTTAAAAATTCGCAACCAACGAAAAACTAAATCGCCAAGGAAGTCACATGCCAGTCACATGCCCAAGTTGTGGTTCTGATAAAACACAGAAAAGAAATATCGGGACGAAAGTCGCAGGAGGCGTTGGAGCCGTAGCCGGTGGGATAGGAGCAGTAGCAGGCGGGGGTGAAGGCGCCGCTGCTGGTGCTGCGATAGGCAGCGCCCTGTTTCCTGGGGTTGGAACGCTCGTTGGCGGTGTGATCGGTTTTTTAGGTGGCTTGGCAGTCGGTGCTACGGCGGGAGCAGTGGCAGGGAAAGCCGTAGATGAATACATCTTGGACAATTACAAATGCAACGCATGCGAACATACATTCAGTAGTTGATTGCAGCTCGACGGCAAAGCGGTCGACCACGGCTCTAACGTGGCAAAAAAGGTACCACCTGTTCACGTTTAAGCTGCTTCTTTAGCGCCGTTTTGCCTTGTTCGTCGATCGGGCGACGTTTTCACTGACGATTTCGTGGCGCCGCCCTTTTCAAGGGTCAGCAGTGATAACGTCTGTGCTGCATTCCTGGAGCCTGCTGGATGAATCGTCAAAGCCCGCCTCACCTCGTCGCAACGCCTTTAGCCGCACCAGGCACTAAAACCCCCGCCGCCCATCCACCTATCTGGCATTACGGCCCGAATATACCGGTCGTTGGCAGCACTGGTCTGGGCCTTTTTGGTTTCTTCGTGGGGTTGCTTTTGCTGTTGCCGGGCTACGGGCTGGTGATGTTGGTTATTCTCGGCCTCGAAGCCATGCAAGGTGTGCCGCCCAGCCATGGGACGAGCTTTACGGAGTCGTGGCTTATCCTGCCCCTGCTTGGCACTGCGGTGCTCATGGGGGTGATGCTTGCCTGGGCTTCCTCTGCGCCTCGAGTGCAGGCCTTTACGTTCGACGAAAACCAGCAGCTCCTTACACTCACTGTCACCCATCGCGTCCGTAAACCCATCGAAGTGCGCGTGCCATTCAGCGACATCATTTATATCTGCCCTTACGTGGTCGCCATGTTTGATCGCCATGGCCATTTCAGCGTCGTATGCCAGGGACCGAAGGGCAATGTGTCCGAATATCGATTGGCTGAAGGTAGTTCTCTGGAAGAAATGGAGTTTCATGCAGCCTGGTTGCGGGGGATGATAGGGGAGCGGATGCACGAACTATTGAATCTGGACAAGTGAAGGGTGCATGCCCCTCCTGGCACTGCCCAGTTGCACTCGCATCCCAGTCAGGCGTCGGGCCTGAGGATGCATTGGTCTTTTACTTCATCCGCGTACACACTGAGCTTTTCCTGCTGAGCCGACAGGAGCGCGCATATTCTCATCAGCGCTTGAGTTTCAGCCGGTGTTTTGCCGCCTGCGGCTATCGCTGTCAGTTCAACCACTGACCATCCAATCACCGCTGCCGCATCTTCCAGGTCGTAAAACAGTTCTTGCTGAGCAGTCCTGGGCCCGTCGAGCCCCTGTATCAGTTCTTCCAT